CCTCGGTCGTAATGAATTTTGACTCTGCCATTTTTGTTTCGTTTATATTTTCGATTGTTTGTTTTTCATTTGTATTATTTATCTCGTAAATAAATAGGTCATTTCCTTCATTAATAAATCCATAAGACTCATTAACTCTTTTTAATTCAGCATTCTCAAATCCAGGATCTGCCACTAAATCATAAGTAAATAATTGTTTGATTTTTACAGTTCCATTAGATTCAACTGCGCCTGCAGCTCTGCTTGAAATTTGTAAAGGAACTCCCGCATCAACTAAAGCCTTTGCTTGTCTTCCTGCATCCGTATCTAGTAATCGAATACGTCCTTTAACTTGTTTAGTATCTTTATCATAAGTAAGTTCTTCAATGATATGCGAAACATTTTTAAGCGAAACATCAAAGTTACTTGGGTGGTCTAATTCACCTAATAATTTTGAAGATTTAATTTTTGCCTGTAGAGCTTCAATCTGTGGAAGATACTCATCTTCTGTATAAATTCGGTTATTACGATTTTTCTTATCGATTTCTCCAAAGATACCTTCTAGAACATAGGTCCCACCATCTTGTTTAAACTCTAACTCCGTAGACGATCTTTCTAGGATCAGTAAGTTTTTAGTCATAATTATTATTTTATTATATTTCTATTATATATCACTTTAATTTTGTGAAAAAATTAAAGTTATAGCCCTGCTAGTGGGTCTTCTTTATCTCCACTATCTTTTTCTTTTTTATCTTTTTCTTCTTCTTTTTCTTTTGTATTGATTTCCTCTTGGTAATCTGTATAAAATTTAGTTAAAGTAAAAAGATCTTCTTCAGTAAATGCACCATTTCCATAATTATCATAGAAATATTCTTTAAATTCTTTTTCGGTTTTGGAAGATAATATAGCTCCTAAAATTTCAGTAGATTTAATTTCTTTACCTGAATCTAATGATACATCATCAACCACTACCTTTGAATCTTCGCCAGCATCAATTGCATCTTCCTGCAATGAACCTGTAAATTCTTCGAATGTTTTAATTATTTTCATTTTTATTTTTGTTTTTATTTAATTACATTCCCATTGCTGCCATTGGATCTTCAGTTTCAGGTTCAGCTGCTTTTGCTGCCGCTGTTCTTGACTTGTAAGCTTCATTTGCAGCTTTATCATCTGGTGATAATTTTAAATATCTGTCAACCAAGAATTCCATATCAAAGTATGGAGTTTCTTCCATGGTAATTGGGTCAGTTTTAACAAGAGAATCTTTCATAGTTCCAATGAAATCAAGTCTTTTACTCATGATTTCCATTTGCTTTAATTCAGCAAACATGTTTTCCTCATTATATCTTAGTGCGATTTGAGTTTTAAATCCTGGGTCATCTTTAAATTCAGGATATTTAAGACACATTTGTAACCATAATGGTTTAACTAATATTTCCTGGAATGAACTACGTAATCTATTAATGAATTTAGCAAATTTGATTTCGTCTCTAATCATTCCGTCTGCTTCCATTGCAAAATCACCACCTCCATCTTCATACATAAATCTAGAGTATGGAATTTTAGAAACTGCTTTAAGTTTATCTGAGAAATATTTTAAAGATTCTGTGTCGCTTAATTCAGGTCCTTCGCCTCCTAATGTTTCAATCTCAGGTTGCTCTCCGTCTTTGCTAGGTAACCAATATTCCTTGTTAAATTGTAACATAGGTTTTCCATTAGTTGTCAGAGATGCACTGTCCCAATCAAAATCTACGACCTCTTTATAGTTACCCATTAATTGAGAAAGAGATTGTTTTGCTCTTGTTTTTGATTTACCTCCAACTGGAATAATAAATTTCATTCTGTAAGATGAATTTGTAACAGCCCAAATAACTCTGGTATGTTCCATAATTCTCATTAAGTTAAATGATCTTACAAGTCTTTCAAGATATGATACTCTTGATGCTGTAGTAATTGAAGAGTAGGAAATGTATATAATTTGAGAATCATATAATTTTCTCTCTTTCATAGGATCGTCTTTAAACTGAATCCATACTTTTTTACCATCTTCATGGTTATAACCTGGAACTAATGTTATTGGATCAATTTCTTTGAAACCAATAATTTCTGACATCTCTGGATTATAAATAATCTCAAATGAAAGATAACCATCAATTAACCATTTTCTAAAGAAATACCAAGAAGATTGGTCTGCTGCAAATCCAAAATATTGATAAATATCTCTATATGCTTTATTAAGATATTTTTGTACCTCTTCTGAAACTTCCATTCCGATAATTTCAGGATTGGCTATAAAGTTTTTATTATCAAATACAATTGTTTCATCACAAAGAATATCTAGGATATCTTCGATTTCGTCATGCTGTGAAAATTTTCTAAGTTCCTCTCTTTTACCTTTATAATTTTGGTCAAAAAATGGAATGTTTTTACGCATAGTAGTATCGGCCATTGAAAGAGCCGCAAACGCGCCATACATATCATCGCTGTCTAATCCCAGTGGATTCATTCCACCATATCCAAATTGATCCTCGACTGGTCCAATCGCTTGTGATTGCCTAAGTACCAAATCGTCATAGTACATTCCAAACGAAGATAACTTCTTTAATGTATCACTAAGTTTGAATGGTATTTTGTTTGTACTCAATGGTCCATTTCTTTGTACGAATCCTGCCATTATATTATAATATTAATTTTAGTTATATATTCTTTTTAAAATAGTCCCTGAATTGAATTCTTATTTGCATATAATTTGTGCCATTTAATTCCATAAAATTACATAATGCAATTTCAGGCCATTTAGAATAACTTACAACTGCCTGATTTATTTTTCTAGATGGTATATATTGTCTTAACGCAAAATCACATCCATGCTTTTCCAAATAAGTTTTCATTCCTTGATATGTTATTCTTAAAGGTCTTTCCTTTAACGGATTTGATTTTTCGTTAGAGGTCACATTCATAGATCCACCTAATCTTGCATATAAATCATCTAATAATTGTTCTTTCACTGGAACTGGTAATAAATTTAAATTAACTCCAAAATCATTTCCGGCAACCTGTTCTATTGCAAGGACAACTGGATTCTGATCAAACCATGGAAGTTCATCTTTATATTTTGGCATATATCCAAATACATAAATCTTTCCTGCCTGAAATCTGGTTCTTGTAATTTGTGCCTCTGTTACCTTTCTATCCTTGAGAGAATCATTAAACCATTCCTCACAAAAATTGGAGGCCTTTATCTTTCCTCCATGTTCTTTTGAAAGTTCATTTATTCTTTTTTTAACGTAACCCATTTTTAATAGTATCTTCTGTAAGAACTATGAATTTCCAGTTCCTTTCAACCGCATATTGCTTAGCTGCATTATATTTATCCATATTTTTTACATATTGTTCTGCAAGAAACTTGTAGGATTCAATTGCCTTTTTAGACATTTTTGTTGGAATTTGAGGCTTTTGTATTTGAGCCTTTGGTTTTATTTCAGCTAGAAATTCTTCAGTACTTCCATCCTGTTTTAATATTTTAAAATAAAAATCAGGGTAATACTTTCGTTGCTTATCTCCCTGTCTAGACCAATACTTGATTTCAACAGGTTCACTTGACCACACTAAAACCTTGTCATTAATATCACACCATATCATAAACTTATATTCCCAGGAGCTTCTATATATAATAGGAGATGGTCCTGCATATTTTTCAGGATTCTTTGGGTTAAAATAACCTTGATTAAATCCTGAGTTTTTTGTTGGTTTGATGTTTTTAATTGACATTATATTGTATAAATTCCACTACCATCTTCTCCGCTCGAAGATGTACTATCAATTGAAATAGTTCCTTTATATTTTAATGGATGAATTTTATTCCATCCCTTTGCATATCCTCTTTTTGCAATCTCTGTAAAATACGCAAATGCATTTGGATAATCTGGATTAAAATTTCTCCAATACTTTAATAAATCTAATATTGCGAACTGTAAGCAATCTTGTCTATCATCGCCATTGACATATGACATTTTATTAATGGCACGTTCAGCTAGTAATATTAACATGTTCTGTGCAATAGGGGTCAATTCTCCTAAATCCTTAGATTCAGACATTGCCGTATGCAAATCCTTATTGTTTAAATAGTTTTTAGTTTTAGCCACTTTTAATTTGTTTAATTGTTAGAAATTATATAAGAAATGAACGGTTTGTTTCATTATTAATACAGGATAGACATAGGGCATAAAAAAAGGGACGCAATGCGACCCTTTTTAATTTAATTTGGTAAAATATTATGCATTTAAATCTGCAATTTTAGATTCCCATTCTTTGATTTCAGTATTAATTAAACCTTCAGCTTCTTTGATTATCTCGTCGTTTCTGTCTGATTCAGATAATAAACCCTTTTGGTCTTTTAAGAAAGCAATCATTGATTCATACGTTTCAATTTTTTCTTGTTTTTCAGCGATACCGGCTTCTTCTCCTTCTAATAAAGATTTTAAGAAAGAGTGTGCAGATTCTCCAGTTTCATTAGTTACATATTCTAATGCTTCATTAGCGTTTGCAACTTTAAAGAATTTAGAAATTCTTGTTTCATTGTTAAGACGTGCTACAAATATAGATTCTTCGATTTTGAATAAATCTACATTGATATTATTTCCTTTGAATGATGCAGCAAAATCTAGATTTACAAAATTTTCAAGTAATGATGGAATAGATTCAAATAAATCAGCTTTTGCTTTTTCATTATATCTTACTAATCCTGATGCTAGAACATGATTTGAAAATGTGTTTCCTTCGATTAACATATTGTTATGTTGGAATCTACTTTCTGTTAAATTGTAAATAAATTTACTTGGTCCATGGAACCATTTGATAGAATCATTAGAAAATTCAAAAGATTCAAATGCTTTAATAGCATTGATTAGTGTTGAGTTAGTTAAAACTTCAACTTCCTTAATTTCATTGTTATTCATTTCAAAGACTCTTCCATTTACATAAAATTGAAAAGACTCTTCTACTTTCGCGAATGGTGCAAGAATGTTAGTTGTCATATTATTTAATTTATTTCTTTTATTATATATCCTTTATTTTGATAGCGTTATCTATTATCAATATCGGTTTCATCAATGTTTCTGATATTATATTGATTAGCATTAGTATTAATAGCATTACTTTGTATACTAAACATTCGATTTGCAACATGTCGTTCAGTAGTACCAACTCCTGCTTCATTACCCCATGCAAATGCAGGTATAAATGAGTTTACCTCAATTGCAAATGTTATTTTATATTGGTCCTTGTCTTCGAATGTATAATCAATTGGTCTTTCTTGAGTGTAATCCTCCGGAAATGCATAATATGATGCTATTCTATATGTACCTTCATTTAAATGTCCAACTTCAACATTAAAATAATTTGACTTATAAAGTCTTTTAATAATTGATTCCGTTATTTTAAATGAATCTAATGTAGAAGATACTAAAATTTCAATATCAAATCCCATTGTAATTGGAATCATATCGAATTCGGCAGTATATCCTTCCATTGCGCCTTCAGTATTCATTTTGGTATAATTTCCAGTTGTTCTTTTATTAACTAGTTTTCCCGAATCGATTGACATTGAAGTTAAATTAGCAACTCCTCGTGGAATTGAATCATAATTTCCATCTGCAAATCCTTTATCGGGTGAACAATCAGGTCCACTTGCTGTAGAAAATAAAAACTGATCTCTTAGAAATTGATCGTCCCCTGATATTGAGTAATAAAAAGGAACATCCACTATAACTCTTTCATTGTTTGAAAGTTGTCTGTGGAAATATACCTTGTTATTTAAGTCTGCAAGAAATCCAATGATTAAGTGTCTTATTACACTATCATCTGAATTAAATTTTAAGTTATATGATGCCATTTAGTATATATCTTAATCTATTTTTATTACATCAAATTTGGAAAATCCATTCTCTCTGTAAATTTGTACCTCTGCGTCGAAGATTTCTCTTGGCAATGGTGTGTGATTAATTACAAATGTATTTATCTTGCTCTCTTTTATAACCTGGCTCAATATCTTTAAGATGTTATGGATTCCATCTGCATCAACTGAACTTAATAGCTCATCCAAGAATAATAAATTTAATTGTGGAAATCTTAGTTTAAGAATTTTAATGATTGCAATAATAATAATAAAATCTGCCTTCTTACGTTCTCCTGTCGAAAGAGTCATTGGATTGATTTCCTCTCCTAGGTGATTAATAATGCAATTAAATTTCTCATCGAAACGGATATGAAAATGAAGGTGCATAGTTTGAACCATTGCTGCAATATTTGCGTTTAATCCAGGTAGAATAGTTTTAATAGCGAGGTTTTTAACACCATCTTCTCCAAGAACTTCTTCTATCATTTCTAAAAATACATATTCATTTGACTTTTCATCTTTAGAAATTTCCTTTTGTTTTTCTTGAATTTCAAAATCTTTTATAATTTGTTCAAGATGTGAAAAATCTGCAGTACCTTGAATTGCATCTTTAATTCTTAATAGTTCATTTTTAAAATTTCTTATATTTGTATTTAATGTAGATACTTTATCCCTAACTGCCCTATCCTTTGTTCTTAAATCAATGATAGAGTCTTTAACTAACTCCACTGATTTTGTAACATCAATTAATCTCTCAGGAATTGTATGTAATTCATTTTCAATTTCACCCTTTCTTTCAATATGAAAATCTCCACTTAATGTACTTTCACATGTAGGACATGTATTATTTTCATAAAGTTCTAGTTTCTTTTTAAGTTCTGCTAGTTTATATTTTAATTCAGATTCATTTGATTGTTTAACGTGTAGATCTGTTACAAAATTTCCAAGATTTTCTGTAATTTTTAATTGAGCATCTTCAAGTTTCTTTTTATTATCATCATATTTAATAAGAGAATCTTTAAGTTCTTGTATTTTTTGCTTGTCCTTTTCTTGACTTTCAACCATTAATAATTCTAATTTCTCTCTAACCGATTCTACATTTTCATTAATTTGACTAAGTTCTCTAGTAAATGAATCAATGTCTCCTTTTAGTGATCTTCTCTCATCTTTGATAGCGGTTTGCATTTCATTAATAATCGAGAAACCAAACATCTTATCAATAATTTGTCTTTTATCATTACTGCTCATTGTCAAGAAAGACTTAAAATCATTAACTGATAGAATAATAATATTTTTAAATACATGGTATGGTATACCAAATATTTCCTCTTCTAAATAATCTTGTACTGATTTCTTTCCTGCCTTATCAAATTCAACACCATTTAATAGAACTTTAAAAATTCCTGGAGCTAATCCTCTTTCAATAATAACATTGGTTGATTTACATTGCAGTTTAATTCTTACCCAAAGTTCTTTATTAATTCTATTTGGTAAATCTGACATCTTAACTCCTTCGACTTTACCATATAAGGCAAAAACTATCGCGTTAGCAATAGTAGTCTTACCTTCTCCATTTTTTCCTAGAGTTAGGAATAATTCTGATTTATCCTCGTCAAACTCAATCTTTTGAATCTTATTTCCGTAAGAAGCAAAGTTTTTTAATTCTATGCTTTGTATTTTCATAAATTAATCTGTTTGATTATTATATGCATGAAAGTCATGAAGTTTCTTTAATCTATCTTTTATTTGCGTCTTTGTATTTTCATCATGCGATAAACTATCAACATAAATATTACAGAGATGTAAAATATTATAGTTCTTATAAAGATCTTCAATTTGTTCCATGTCATACATTTCTCCATCGATATACGAATCCTGTTCATATATGTTTGGATCTATTTTTCTACTTATTTTTTGTATTTTATTTATAAGTCTAGAGAGTGCAGATGTTGTTGCAATATTAGATGGAACATAAAGATCTACATAATTATTTCTAATCTTTTCTTTAAACTCCCCTAGAGGCACGTTGTACAACTGTGTTAAATTAAATCTAACGAACTTAGGAGATATGCTATTTTCAAAGAAAGTTTCTTGCATGTCCTCTAAATTAACCAGATCAAACCCTTTGATATTATCCATATCTGATCTTGTTAATTCATATGGAGTACCTACCATTCTAAGTTTTCCTCTACGTTGTCTATAATGGATATGTCCTGAATATACTGCAGTAAATCTATCATAAGATTCAGAATCCGTACCATGATGGTTATCTACCTTGCTATTTAATTTAATACCTCTAACCTCTGAGTGACAAAATACAATTTCAGCCTTTGGATATTCTTGTAAAGTTTCAACCTCATGTGGTGTATCTCTTCTCCATGGCATTAATAGGATTTCTCTACCGCCCCAATTAAATGTTTTTGGTTCCTTATAGATTTGAACATTTGGAATCCATTTTAAAGCATCAATGGAACTTACATCATTACTTTTCTTTGCCCAAATATCATGGTTTCCACAAATAATGTGTACTGGTAAAATATTACCAAGTCTTTCAAAAAGATCTACTGAATAATGAAGCACCTTAATATTAATACTTTGTCTATTGTCGAATGCATCTCCAACCTGTACTAGGATATCTCCCTTTTTATAATTTTCAAGTAGTGTTGGAATAAATTGATTATCATAGAAATCTTTTTGCATTTCTAGCCATTCCAAGGAGTTAGACCTTACACCTAAATGCATGTCTCCGAGAATCCATATTCTTTTTACTGGTTTATCTAAAATTGCGTTATCGATCATATACTAGAATAATCTATTTATATTCTTTTTCTTAAGAATGTTTGTTTTTCTATCAAGAGTCTCAATTAACTCTTCTTTGAATTTATTTCCAAGTGATTGATAGAATTTAGTTGGATTTACGTTAAAGTAATCACATACTTCTGAAAATATTTCAATGATTGAGTGATTAGGCCTAAGTTCATCTGAAAGATATTCATAAATTTCGTTAATTTCTATCTTTTTTAATTTTACAGTTTGTTCAAATTCATTAATATTATTAAACTTCTTAAATCTAGAAGCTTCTATAAGCTCATGGATTTTTGATACAATAATACTAGTTTCTATTTTATCCTCTTCATCTCTATTATCTGCATAACTAGGTGCAATTGCAAATGAGAATGTAGGATCCATTTCAAACTCACTATCTTCGAATGTATTGTCGAATATTTTATCTCTTTGTGTTCTCATTATAAATTGTGTATATTTGAATTTGATACGTTATCTGTTTCTGTAAGTCTCATATAATTATAATTAATATCTAATTTACATTTAACTCCCTTTCCTTCTCCATCTCTAATCTTAAGCACTTTAAGCCAATACTCATTAGAGGCTCTCATTAAATCATCTTGAATAATTCCAAGCATTAAATCGGCAGTATGTGAAAGTCCTGCAGATTCAGCAACATCACCCATTCCAATATCACTTGAATTATAACCATTTCTATTAATCTGTGTTGCTGTTACAATTAACCATCCATTGCGTACTCCCATCGCTCTTAAATCTTCTGCTATTTGCTTAATTTTAAGGTACATATTTTCAGAGTTTGGATTTCTATAGTTTGCTAAAATATTAATATAGTCAATTACAATACAGCCTAATTTAATTTTTCTTTCCTCTTCTATTTGTTTTAAATAAGCTTCAATATCAGGGACTGTTGCTTGAGATGTTGGAAATTGTTTTACAAAAAGATTTCCAGGTGGAGTTAGTCCATCACCAACATTTTCAAGTTTTCTTTTAATTAACTCCTTGTTTTTTGCTTTAGTTTCATATTCACTCATTGGAATTGTAAGCATATTTGCGCCAATTCTTTTTAAAACCTTATGAGCTGCCATCTCTGCTGAAACAAATGCGGTGTTAACTCCCATCTTAACAAAATTGGCTGCATCATTTGCCAAATAAATTGACTTACCAATATTTTGTTCTCCAACATAAACTACTAATGAACCATCTTTATCATAACCTCCTGAAAGTAATCGGTCAAGAAATGAATATCCTGTGGAAATCTTTACTCTGCCTTCTTGATAATGGTCATCTGCATTAAAGAAATCTAAACCAATATCTGAATTAAATACAATGGAGTTTCTATCATTGATTAATGATTTAACCTTAGAGATAATTGAATCTGCATTATCGGGTGTAACCTCAGTTGTTTTAATGTATTCTATTGTATCAATCAGGGTTGTGTCAAATGTCCTCCATTTAATCCAAGCCTCTGCGGTTGATACTAACCACTCTTCATCATACTGTGTCAGATCTGTATTATAAACTAACTCTATAATTGATTCCTCTACCTTACCTTTAAATTTTGGACTTTGTACAAGAATTTTCATTTGTTCAGCCTTTGGAGATTCATGAAATTTTTCATGAAACTTAGTAGCTAAGAAATGCATTGTATCTATTTCCTCAGATGTATAGAATCCTTTATGTATTTTTTCTAAGTACTTTGGTTTTGCCAAAGATAACTTAAAGAATATTTTTTCAAAATCTTGTCCGAATTTCATTTAGTTTATTTTTATACTAATTATATTAAAAGATATAGATTAGTTTTATTGGAATGGATTTATTTTTATAGTGTAGGTTTCCTTGCCTTCTTCAAATTTGGTTTGTTCTATTAAACCTAGATTGATTGCTTGATTTATTCCTTTTTCTGTATTTTCAATATTATCCTTTGCATGATATTTTAATAGAGATGCTTTAGAAAATCCAGTCTGTGGTCTATTTGGTCTATTGATGTTTTCAACAACATAAATATGTACAATGTCAAAAGCATCCGGGAAGTTTTCAAGTTCCTCCTGGATGCCTAATACATATTTTATAGGTAGTTTATCTTCATCAATTTTAAAAAGATTTAACTCCATATTAATCCATTGAATTTTCTAACATTTCTTCAATATCTAATCCACCTGCGTCTGAATTGTAATTGAAAATTGGTTGAATATAAGCATCAATTCTTTCCATTACCTCCTTGGTAAATACCTTTTCGGTAAAGAATTCCGAATTAGAAACTACTTCATCAAGATGCTCACAAATCCAACCTCTTGCGGTTGCCTTTGGAACTTTAACTCCCTTTTCAATAGAACCTCTTGTAATTCCACAAATATCCCATGTTGCATATAATTCTAATCCAACATATGGATTCATTCCTTTACTAAAATCAAGATGGAATTTAATTGGTGTTGGTTTTGCAAACCTATTTTTACTTGGCTTTGCAGTTACGATAATACCAACTTTATCTGCTCCATCTTTTAATTGTGCCTTACCTAACATAAGTACAATTGATGCAGCATATTCGGGTCCTGTTCCACCACCTGCAATTTGCTGTGGAATAAAGGATTGCGACTGATATGTATGATTTGTAAATATAAAAGGAATCTTTAAATCAGCCAATGGTGTCATTATAATTCTAAAGATTGATTTAAGAATCTTAGAACGAGTCATATCCGCTTTATCAGATCCAGTAGCAGCATCATCAATTTCCTTTTGAGTTGCCAAGTTACCGGCAGAATCTAAAATAATCATAAGTTTTGGAATTTCACCGCCCTTATGCTTAATTTCTTGCATCTTTTGTGTAATTGTTGTAATTGATGTTCTAAAATCTTGTACAGTATTTACAGGTTGGTAATTTACCTTAGTAACATCAATTCCAAATTTAATCATTTGGTCTTTATCTACTGCGGCTTCTGAATCATAATAGATTACCATATAACCCATATTGATCGCTTCTCTAACGGAGTTAAGTGTAAGGAAGGTCTTTCCTGTTCCAGAAGGACCTGCAACTGAGCACGATCTATTGTTTGGCCATCCTCTAAAAAGTGAACCACTAACACATGCGTTTAGGTGATAATTACCAGTATGAATCCATTCGGTAACTTCAGAGAAATTAGATTGGTCCATCACTGAACCTAATGGATTTAAACTTGCTAATTCTTTATTTAAATCTTCAAACGTAAAGTTATTTTTTGCCATCGTTAATTTTTTTATTTTCTTTTTTTCGTAAATCCTCTAATTCTTCTATAAGACCCTGTGCCTCATATTGAATTATAGTCATTTGTTTTTGTAAAGTTTCAAGCCTTTGATTGATTCTTTGATATGCACCTACGTATGATAGTTGCTCTTCTGTTAATTTGCTAGTATCTATTGCCATCTCCGTTATTTGTTACTTCGTTAATGGAATCTAATAAACTAATTTGACAGGGATCTGCGTAAATTTCATTTGCATTATTTGCCTTTATTACCAATTCTCTGATTGCGCTTCCAAGCATTGCATCGTTTGGAAATTTTGATGCCAATTTTATGATTTGTTCGTGTGTTATTTTCATATTAAAATAATGATGTTGAATAAATTAAATTTCTATTTAGTGAATGTAATCCAACTGCCACTAATACCCTATTTAATGGATCGATTACACTTTTTTCAAATTGTAGTTCATAATCGATAGGAGGTGCTATTTCGTATGGATGAGCTCCTGGTTGATATGCAAATATTTCACATGTTGTATGTTTACAATGATATAATTTTAGCTTCTCTCCATTACCAATCATCTTGTACTTGTTCTTGTATTTTGGATTAGTATTCATTAAGAAGTTATAAAATCCTGCTGCCTTGACATTAGGAGGACACTTAAGACCATACTGAAATTCTATAGTATCATCTACGATATACTTTTCAATATTATTAGTTCTCTTATTAAAACAGATTTCATCTACACTCGCCAATTGAAACTCCTTCTTACATTGTTTTAAATAATCAACAAGTCTTTTTAATAAAGATGCTGTTGGTTTTTCTGATAGGATTAATTTAAGAGCTTCTGTCAAGTGTTTACGCGCAATCGCAGGAGTAGAACTTTGAATTGTATCATATCCAATTGTTTTAATCTTTTTAAGGGATGGATATCTTTCATCGATTCCTATTTTATCTTCCCATGCAATATTCTGTAAATATTTTTTCTTTGCTAACCAAATTCCGGAGTATGCAATTGTTTCTAGTTCAAACATAAGGAAGTTTTCCGTATTGGTTGCTTCCGCATATTTGTCCATACATTTGAAAATATAATCTTTAAGTCTAAAGTTGTATATTTTCATAATAAAATCGTCAATGGTTAACTTATCACCTAACCATTCGATAGATTCATACATTTCTTCAAACTGGACATAACACGAATCCGTATCGATGTATACTACAGAAGGCCTTACTAATTTATTTTTTATGGTAATATTAAAGTGTGCATGCACTGCTTTATCCTTTGGCCAGAATTCTTGGAAATACTTATTAAGAATCTTTTCAGAATATAGAATCGCAGATTGTCCCTGTAGGGTAATTGATTCTGCGATGTCTATATTAAAAAAGTGAAACCATTTATTACCGAATGCGCCATAGATTGAGTTAAGCATTACCTTAACAGCCTGTTCATACGCGGTATATTTGGCAGACAATGTTGAATAATGCTCTACCAGAATTTTAATATCTTCCTGTGTCAGATCGCTCTCTGGCTTTAGTATTAATTCATCTATTGTCATATGTTATTCAGCTGTTTGGCAAGTAGCAATTGTTAAAAGTGTTTCAGAATCTTTAGAACGTAAAACGACACGATTGTCCATTACATTAGCAGAGTAATCTTCTTTATCTAAAAGGTTTAGATATTTTTTGAAAAGAGTTACATCAGCGCCATTAGTTCCATCAAATCCATCAGTAACTAAATAGTTATATGTTTTTCCTTTCATTCTAACACCATCTTTGCTTGTAGTAATTGAGAATGTTTCTTCTTTATCCAATCCAAACAATGAACGTACTTTAGAAATTGCAGTGTAGTCCATGTCAAATACATAGTTCGCTGACTCTACATTAAAGATTGCAGCAATTTGAGAATCTGTAAGATCTTTATAGCCTAACGATGGTTCTGAACATGATAATTTAATTTCAAGTTCTTCATTAAAAACCCTAAATTCAGTTGCAACAAAATCTTCTTCATTTTCTACGAATTCTATTTCAGCACGAACGTTACCAAATTCAAATTGTTTAAATGCATCTGTTAAACGAGAAGCGTCAAAGAAAGCAATTTTTAATTCTTTAGAACCGGCAACTTCCATTGTTCCTTCTTCTAATTGAAATACATGTGAAACTGGAATTCTGTGATGTTTAACGGCATCTCTCTGCGGTAAGTATGCAGAAGCTTGTACTACTCCATCTTTAATTTTAAAATAGATAAAGGTATCTATTACTTTAAGCCTGTTCACAAAACCAATAAAATTGTTTTGATCTACTTTGTCAATTTTAATTTTCATATTTTTTATTTAAATTTGATTATTTAGATATTATAATGAAAATAGTGATTTTGTTTCACTGTACTGTTTAAATAAAAAGGCAGGGATAGTAGCGAACTTTTCCCTGCCTTACTCCGTAACTAAACGGTCCTAAAATGTGGTCCTGTTTCATACCACCGGATATCTTTACCCCTCACAAGACGCGCAATCCAATATGTCTCTTGCAAATGATTGTGCCGAACTTTGACTAAATTGATAGTACAGAGTTTTAACTCCTTGTTCGTGTGCCTTTAAATATAATTGATTAATATCTTTAGCCGGTACGCTTGGATGAATCATCAAATTTAGAGACTGTGATTGGTCAATATATTGTTGTCTTTGTCCTGCTTGTAGAATTAATTCACTTGGACTAATTTCAATAAATGATTTGAAAACTGCCTTAGTTGGAAAATCTAAATGTTGAACACTTCCATCTCTTTTTAAGATTCCTTCCCAAGTTTCTACAGTATTTAACCCATGTTTTTCTAATTCTTTGATTAAAAATGGATTCTTATAAATAGTTTTTGATTTTGCTAAATCTTTAATAAAATAGTTTGATTTAATAGGTTCAATTCCCATTGAAACTTGACCTAAAATAAATGAACTAGATTTTGTTGGTGCAATTGCGACTAATGTTGTATTTGCAAATCCATTTCTAATACATCTATACCCCTTTTCATCGTGTAACCATTTAGATGCAGCATCACTTCTTTCTTTAAGTGTTGAGAATATTTCATTATTAAGTGCCTTTGCATGCAATGAATCAAATTCAATTAATTTAGATTGAAAAAGCGAATGATATCCAAGAACCCCTAGGCCTAATGCTCTATGCTGTTCTGCAAATCGGTGTGCTCTTGACATACCTGGCATTTTATAAGATTTCTTTACAAACTCGTCCATTACTGCATTTAAAAATAATACATATGTTTCGATAGCGTCTGTTTCCTTAATTTCATCCCAGTGTAATAGATTAATAGAACCTAAACAACATACAAACGAATTAAATGAATCTGTTGGTAATTGTATTTCTGAACATAAATTACTTGCCGTAATTTCCAATCCTAATTCTTTATATGGTGAATTATTATTTGAATTGTCTTTAAACATAATGTAAGGAAAACCAAACTCATTACGTCTTTGAATAACTTTAGCCCATACTTTACGTTTATCAGCGTCTCCTGCTTTCATTTCTTCCAGCCATTTGTCTGTTACTGTAACTCCATATTGTAAGTTTTGAATTGGATTACCATCAGTACCCATATCTAAAAATTCTAAAATATCCGAATGTTCAATAGGTAACCATGCAGCGCATGCGCCTCTTCTTGCTTCTGATTGTTTACATACATCTACTGTTGTATCATACATTCTGGCATAGTGAACTGGACCATCTGCTGTTCCACCTGTTGAAATTTTAGCTCCTCTTTCTCTAATGTTTCCTAAGAAAATTGAAGTTCCACCTCCATATTTACTCATCATTCCAATTTCTCTACTTGCGTTTAAGATACTGTCTAATGTATCATCTACATTACTTCCATAACAACTAACTGGAAGTCCTTTGTCTTTTCCAAAGTTAATCCAAACTGGAGTTGATAAACTATAAAAACCTTTAGCCATATAATCCTCAAACTTCTTTGCGAATCCTTCGATTTTTAAATATTTTTCAGCAGTATTAGATACATCTTTAATTCGCTGTTCTGGGGATTCTTTAATATATCCCCTTGATAAAAATGTTCTACTGTCTTCATTGAGCCAGTAATTTTTTTCGTAACCCATTTGTTGTTTTGTTTTTATTTTTAAAATAAATCGTCTTCAGTGATTGCTTTAGACTTTTTATTGTAGTCCACACTTTTCTTATAAAAGAAATCTCCCTCTTTAGTTGAAAGAATTTCAATATCAAACCATAATGTTTTTTCTATTTCAGTAAAATCAACATCGAATACAGGTTTCATACCGATTCTTGATAATGAGTTATTGAATCTATTTTGAATAAAATTCTTAATAGTGTCTTTAGATAAAAAATCAAGTTCTCCTTTTTCAAAGATCCAATCTAAAATTTTAACTTCAGATAGGTATGCTTTTTTACAAGCAGAATCGATAAGTTGTTCAAATTCTTCATCAAACCATTCTGGATTTTCCGCTTTAATAATATTAATAAGTTCAGATCCAAAGTTACCATGGATTTCTTCCTCCTTTGATGTTGCTTCAACTACATTAGAAATTCCTTTAAATAAGTTTCTTTCTTTATTAAAGGACATCATGATTAAAAATTGACTAAATAAACTAACATGTTCTATAAACAATGAAAATAATAATACCGATTTGGTATACATTTTATTGTCCTTACTTCTTGTACCGTCTAGATATTTTGACAAATATGCAATTCTATCTTTAATTGCCGGAATTTCTACTACATTCTGAAACTCTTCTTCTAATCCTAGGATTCTAAGTAATTGCGCGTATGCGTCTTTGTGTCTAACCTCAGATTCAGCAAACGTCATACCTACATCTCCAATTTCCGTGATTGGCATTCTCTTATAAAGATCTGCCCAAAATGTTTTAACGTTAACTTCGATTTGAGCAATCGCAAGCATCGCTCTTTTAATAACTTCACGTTCTTCGTCTGATATCTTTGTTTTAAAATCATCAATGTCAGTTGTAAAATTGAATTCAGTGTGGATCCAATATGAATGTCTAATAGCATCCTTATATGCTAATAGTGATGGATATTCATATGGTAAAATATTTACTCTTTTTTCGAAGATATTTCCATTCATTGTTTGTACATTTTTTTTTTGTTAATTATATATAAGTTTTATTTTAGCATTTTTTTATATTGATCTGCTTTAGTATAATACTCATATGAAGTTTTTTTATAATCCTTACGCTGTTGGTAAAGATCGCTAAGAATTTTTCTAAGAATAGAATCTTCATTATTATATACAACTCCATTATCGCATACAATTATATCTTTATCCTTTCTTCTTTCTGCTATTTCACCTTTACTTATTTTTTCAATATATGCGTCTGGTGAAATATTAAATTGACGCATAATTGAAGGGTATAGGGAAGCAAAATCGAATGCACTTACACCTTCATAGAATCCAAGTATTGGTTCTTTTACAAATGCACCTGCATATTGTCCATCTTTATTAGAATCTTTCTTTTCCTCACTACCAATTCTCATTCCTTGCTCTGCAAGTTTTCTAGCCATAATAGCTTCAGTAACTGCCACTGGAGAACTTGCCTTATAAAGTGGCATGTTTGTAATGTTTGCAAGAGTTAAAAGTACCTCCATCGATTTTAGTTTCTGGTCAATATAATAAACCAATACTGAATCGACTACGTTGTAATAAATATACTTTGTAAAATTATCTCTATAAAGATCTTGTAAAGATCCTGTAAATTTAATCTTGTTAACTTTTAAAACTTGGCTTGAAACATAATCAAGTGAATTGGATTCTTTTACCTTTACACTTCTATCATACTTATCATATAATTGCATGTAATCTAAGATTCCGATATGGAGAGGTCTACTGTCTGATTTATCAACCTCTTTGGTCATGCTGACATCTGCAATATCAATTTGTAATCTTTTACATCGATTTACAATATACTGCCAGTCATAGTTAATAAAGTTCCATCCTGTCATCATTGGGAATTTAGGCAAGAACTTCATCAAAAACGTATAAACCATATCATATTCAGATTTGAATTTATAGTACTTAAATTCCCAATCTTGATCAAAGTCTTTGAAATATTCATTGGTATCATCTTGTATTTTTTTAATACTTTCTGAATCCATATCTTCAAGACCTAATACAATTGCTTTACGTTCTGGTGTAATAATTGAAAAGGAAAGAATTCTACTTTTAGCTTCTTCTGCCTTAGGAAATCCATCAATGATTTCAGTTTCGATATCGACAAAATAAGTCTTTGGCATATTATATGCGGTCAATTCTGCTTTATCTTTTTCAGAAAGAGAATCTAAAAAATAAAGGATTGAAAACTTATTAAACTGCCTACCATATCCTAATTTAACTTTGCGACCATCCCAATTAGTATATTGTGTACTTGCTGCTCTATCTTTATCATCGCATACATACCAGTTTTGGAATTTATCTACAGGATATTGTTTAAATGCTACTTCACCTTTGTCATTATAATAGGATATGATAATATCCTTTTCTCTTTGCTCGATATCTAATATCATTAATAATTATTTTTCTGACGATTAACATTCTCTTCTGCCTTTGCGAAGTAGTAATTGTAAGCGGTTTTTGCATCTAATCCAATTGATGCTGCATAATTTATAAAGAAGTGTAGAATATCTACCCATTCCATATACAATTCTTTTTTATCACCTTCTGACATATCAGAAACCCTTAATGTTTCATATTTAGAAAAGTCTTTTTTCCAATATTTCCATACTGCGTTTCCACTACCATCTTTAATACCGCCTAATGCATCTGTCATTTCGTGAATTTCATCAACTACTGCATGCGTATTAACATGCCAAAAATTCATTACTTCGCGAATTGTCATGTCTTCAAATTTAAAACCATAAGTTTGCTCTTGCATCTTTTTTTGGTTTTCCATAATATCCGCTAAGTGTGTTGTTGATTTATCATAGAAGTCTTTTACTTCAAGATCTTTACATTCATTATCTATATTTGCCATAATTTTTATTTATAATAGTTGTACTAAAAAAGTGCATTTTGTTTAAGGATTGGAGCAACATTATTTTCATTATCCTTAGATAGTGTATCGCATAATATTTCTACCATATCAGAAACCTTTTTATCAAATGTATCTTTGGTCCACATATAAGATAATACAGTGTCAGACTGTAACTTTGCGTATTCTTCTAGTTGATTATCACTCAACATCTCAATGTTACTCTGCGGTAATCCAAGTGCCTCTAGATCTTTAGGAGAGGATAATAATACAGATTTCTGAATTGCAGCATAGATCCATCTAATTCGAAACCAGCCAGAACCAGCATGTGGATATTCTGGACATAATATTCCCCAGTATTTTCCACATGCTTCAAATACATCAGTTTCAGTTGCAAGTTGGCTAGCTTCTTTAATACTTTTTGCTCCAAAATAATCTACTGGCCATTTTAATTTATTTCTACGAACCCATGGTCGATGGTCAACAAGAGAAGCAAGCATATGCTTTTTCTCCTTCCGTTGTGGTTCTATATCTAATTTAATATTCCACATATCTAAGACGTATGGGGTTAAATCAATATTAAATATATTTTTTACTTTAATAATATCTCTAACCTTTTCTTTATCTCCCCAATCAAATGCAGGAATTAGTGCATTTTCATATTCACCATTGACTACTTTGCGAATAACTTCGATTGCTTCGGTTGGATTAAAGTTTGGATTATCTACGCCTCCATAAAAATGTCTACCATCACTCCATTTCTTTGCAATAGATTTATCAAATGTTTCTTGGTTTAACATACTTGCCCAAGATTTCATAGTTCCATCAATTTTCCAATCTTCATGAAATATAATAACGTTCTTTACCGTTTTAAGGGCATACAAAACATTAAATATTTCACCAGAGTAATTGTTTGAACCAAATTGTCCAACTCCAACAATTGCTAATCCATATTCTGAGAGATCTTCTCCCCATTTAACTGGTTTACGATCTACTGAATATCCTTGTTTTCTTAAGGAATTACAGATAATAGAACTATCATCAATTCGTTTTACTCTTGCTCTTTTATAAGCTTCATCATCAACCTGTTTTGCAGTACAACCTGTAAAAAGTATCTTCATATTAAACTTGTTTTTCGTTAATGTAGTTATCTAATCCTTGGATGTACGCAACTGCATCTAATAAATTATCTTTCTTATGATTATAAGATTCTCTAGAGAATTTAAGAGCAACTAAGGCTTTAAACATATGTTCACCAGTGACTTCAATCCCAGTCATACCTTGAAAAATCATGGCAGCTCTATCCATTCCTTCTGAAAATGGACCATAATTACGATCAGCTTCTTCAGATCGATGATTAACAATTTGATTTGCTTCTTCTAAAATATTATTCATAATTTGTGTTTAGTTATTATATATCGAATTACTAATTTGTTTCGAGTTAGATGGAATATTTACATAAAAAAATCCAGGCTTATTGGCCTGGATTGAATTATTACGGGATCGTTGTTCGTGATTTTCTTCCCGGCGGAATAACCCTCTTTTACGTCTTCGGCTTTGCTTTCGCGAGAGTCTACTAAACTTCAACTCATCCTACTTGCACCTATTGGGGTGGTTTGACGTGTAGCTTATTTTTTAGTGTTAGCCTTCACTTGTCTGATCCGCACCTTATATGCAAATGATATAAGGGGCTTCATATTCCAGACCTATCATAGCTGTGTTTGTACTTTTTGCTGTACCGATCCACCTGGTTCTAATCGTAGTTGCTGATTGTTTGCTTGTGATTGTTTGCTGTAAAGAACCAATTTTATTATATATCTTAAACAATTGGTGAGTATCTCTCACTTAAAATTGTTTTATCCATTATTTGTTGTGGAGATTCGATATCTCCTCCAAGTAAACTTGTCATAATCGATGGAGAGAATCCTGACACTAATGCAGTTCCTGCTGCATCAAATTCAACGGGTACTCCTCCGTTTCTAGATTGAATGTTCCAGTATATGATTTGGGGCATTTTATAGCCTGCATCCGAATACATTGATTCAATCAGTTTTTGAGCAGTTGGATTCCAGTTTCCACTTTCATTTCTCCATCCAGTAGAAGTTGCTTGATTAAATTCCATATCCGACAAGATTAAAATTTTATTTGGCATCTCGTCTTGGGACAAATTATGTTTAGTGGCCTGATCTAAGATCAGTTTGAATGTAGCCTCGAGATCTGTTGACATTCCCCAATCGGAGTTTGACATCTGTGTGTAGCGATCATTCAATGTACCACTTAATACTTGCAACTGTGGTTTACTTGAGAATGTGATGAATGCATCTTTGAAAGGACCTTCATTTCTTTCAGAAATATAAAGACCTAATGAAATTGCAACATCCATACAAGTTACAGTTTTACTTCCACCTGCTGGACTTGACATAGAACCTGAAACGTCTACCACTGGTAAAATCATATCGTTTGCTCCTTCTAAATAATTAGGAAGTGCTTTCCATTGTTCGTTTGCAACTTTAGCGTTACCATGTGTCAAAGACTTAGTAACATCATACGGATAAATTGCACCTGCATTAATTTTAGCTTCTCCTTTTACTAGAGATTCTATATACGCTGAGTAACTTTCATATGCATTTTTACCAAATGCTTTTTGATATCTCGCAGAAGCAACCGATGGTAATTTGCCAAAATCAATAGAGTTCCAATCCTTAGCACACATTTTAGTTTCAACAACGTTGGTTAAATTAACTAAAGTTTTACGGTATTGTTTTGGTGAAAATTTTATGAATGCACGTAACTTTTCAGCTACTTGACCTTTACGTGGCATCCATTTTGCACATAAACCATTTTCAGATTTAAGAGCATCTGCAATAAGTTGCAAAGCATCATTTTCTAAATATGTTCCTACTAATACTAGTAAATCATCAAAGCGGCCATATTCTGGAATTAAATGTAAATTTGGTTTTAATGCCAAATCATGGTTTTCGGCAAGATAAACTAAAATGTCTTTAAATATTTGACGTTCTCCTGCTCCACCTCTAACATCTCTTGCCCAAAACAAAAGTTTCATAGCACGTTTAGGATCTTCGTTGAATGCTTTAGAAAAGGTTGCAAGTAAACGTTGTTTATCCTGTCCTCTCATTGCACCAATATTAAAGAATAAATCGACACATGCATTCAACGAAGTTGAATTTGTTGCCATTCCATTTTCTGTTAAAATGTCTTCTTGTCTTAAAGCGTCTACGAATTTCATTGTGTTATTTTTTATGTTCTTTAATTATACTAATGATACTGAATTTGTTTCAAAAATTAATTGGCTTTGTAAATCTAATTTTAACCAAAATAATTTTATAACCTCTTCTAAATCATTCTCTTTAATATTATCCTCAAGAGCAGTTACAAATATAAAATTATTAACCATGGTCTTGGCGACATCTAGGTGTTCTTGTGTGGCACAAGAATCTATTGTTTTATTTATTTTATCGATCGCTAACCCCGACCATTTACTCCAGTTTTCCGGTCTAAAAATATAAGTCATATTATATAAGTTAAATGTTATAATTATATAAATGTATTCTAAAAAGTTTCATAAAAAATAAAAGACCCTAATTTCTTAGGGTCTTCGGTCCATAAATACTCTTTATGGAGTGGTTAATTCGATGATACTCAAATTATTAATATTCAAATGGAGGAGTTTCATAATCTGCGCGTTTAACCGCATGCCATATCCTTCCTACTCTGAAATACCAAAAAGTATTTCCTTCTATAATGTAATGTTGTCCTTTAACAGAAACACTTTTATATCCATTTCTTGTGAAGTTCTTAGTAACAGGAACTCCATCTTCCCATGTTTTATCAGTTGATTGCGCTTTAAAACTTCTACCGTCAAACGATGCTAAATAAATATCTGCCTGCTTTCCTGCTTCCTTTTCATCATTTGCGAATTGTTCTAATCCTAAAGGTAAATTAAGAGCACTTTCATTCATTTCATTAAGAAATTGTTCGAATGTTTTTAACATAGCTTCTCTTTTCTTTTTATTTTTCTTATATTCCTCTTCTGCATCGCCAGCTCCTGATAAAATATCCCCGGAACCTGTTTGGGTTGCTGTCGGTAATAAGGTTGCTCCCATTCCACCAATACTTGATGGTAAAGCATTTTCATCTGCCCTCTGTGGTAATCCTTTATGTTTTGTACTTGCAAAATCCTTTAACTGCTGTAGTGTCATAGAATCAGCAAGATCTTTAACCTCTTGACTTGCGTCCTTGGGATCCATTTCTCCTTTTTTAAGAGAGTAGGCCATACCCATTAATTGTTGCTGTGCTATACTTGTACTTGGCATGATTATTGATTTTTAGGTGAATTTGCACTATTTGTTTTTAAAATACTTATTAAGTTTTTAACACCATTTTCTTGTTTATCCCATCCTGTTGCTTTATTAACTTCTTGCCCGAATCTTTTTCTATCTGGAGTATTTGGATTAGGTTTTTGCCATTTACCAGAAGACTGTACTCTAATCATGGAATTAGTCTGATTAGCAGGCCCTTCTGTCCAATATATCAATACTGCGTCGTCGAACGTTATTGAATCAAAATTTGAAGATTTTGCGCTTGTTTCTTCGGTAATTTCGGCCCATGGACATTTTTTAGCAACAGTGTCTATTACATATTTTCTAAATTGTTCTGAATTTAAATTTAATGCTTCATTTACGAATTCCTCGTATAGTTTAATGTGTTTCATATATTATTTTAAATTTATTTTATGTCTATTGTTAAGAATAAAGATCCTCTAATTTCAACATTGTTATATCCCACTGAAGCATCAAAACTTCCTAGTATTTCAGTATCTGTGCTTGAAACCAACGCAGTATTTGTCATTCCTCCAAGTTTCCTAGAAAATTTGTTAGCATCAATATCATCCGCAAACCCAATATTAATTACAAAATCTCCAGGAAATCTTGCCAATAATTCGCTTCTTTCAGGTCCATTTACTCCATTTACTTCATCTGCAATCCATTTATAATTACCTAAAGTAGATGTCACATATATCACTGCATCTTTATCTTTAATTTGTTTCATTACTTCAGTTTCGATGATTTTTGCACCTTCATTATTAGCCCATTTTAACCATACTGTATTCAAATCATCTAATGTTGATTTAACATTTCCATCATATTGAACACGTTCAACTTGTTTTTTAAATGCAAATGCAACCTTTCCTGCTATTCCTTTAGCACCATACGATCCTGTTAATTGATACGCCTTTTCAGTTACTAAAAAATCTTCGTATAATTTAATATGTTTCATATTCTTATTATTTATTACCAAGCGTAGCTTAATGTATCTATTTTTTTAACATTATCTTGTATGTCTTTTGCATGATTTTTTAAACTACCCGCATAGTAATTTCCAGTATATCCTGCTGCTTTTTCTTTTTCATCGTTTGCAACATCTCCAACATATCTTGAGTATGTGTCTAAAATATTTCTCATTAAATTAGATGCATCTGACATTTTAACTTCTTTTCCACGTGGATCTAATCCAATTAAAAGATCTCCATATTTTCCTTTTTCACCTTTAATGATTGCATCTTTAATTTGTATAGAAAGAGTATCTATAGCTTTTGAAACTACGGAATCCATCGGCATTGAAGACGCTTTAGTTGCTAAAATATCATTATATCTTGCCTTGTTTTCTGCTTTAAAATCTTTATCATTCATAAATGCAACTGCACCTTTTCTTGCAGCAGTTCTTTCACTTCTTTGTGCTTCTGTAGAATATCTTGCTCTAAGAATATCTAAATCTAAACAATATGCTCTGTCTGCTAAATCAGCCACTTGTTTCATACTTGAAATACCTGAACCATATTGATCGCTAGCACTTGATTTATCGATTCCTGCAGAATCATCTCTTTTTGTAGTCTTTAGTGTTTTTGATGATTTTGAAGAAAAGCTTCTTGTCCATTCAGTATTCATCCATTCATTACTACCATCGGTGATTGCTAATAAAGTATTTGCTGGAATTGTATGCGCATTATATGAATTTTTTCCAGCATATGGATTTTCTTTTTCATTTGTTGTAAAATACATATAAATTGCTTTGGATCTTTTTTCCTTTTTTGCAGTCTGAGGATCCATATCTAAAATATCAATATCTTGTATTTTATCTAATGCTAATTTAGACATGTTATAGAATGCTGCAGGAAGATCAGCTGGCATTTTATTTCCACCTGTTAAAATACTTGCAAGTTTTGTTGAAGCAAACGCTTCATTTAATGAATTATTAGATTCATTTAAAGAACTAACGAATTCACTAAATGATTCGTAAATAAATTTTGTTTTCATATTTGTGTTTATATTTTCTGATAAATCAACATGCCATCCGAATTCTACGTAATTAATAGCGTCCTCGGGAGTAACATCCCATTTTTTAGCAGCATCCAATACTATTTTTCTGGTTAATTTGGAATTTGGATATTTAGAAATAGCTTTATCAAAATTGCCAGGAACCCATATTTCTGGGTTATAACCTTTTGGAAATTCTTTAAACTCTGCTTCATTTACTGTAATACTTTTAAGAATCTTTTGTCCAACTTTAGATAATGAAACTCCATCTTCTGAAATTGTAAAATATTGTGAATTGCTTTTAGTCCATCTTTTAGAATTGTTTGAAAGACCTGCAACAAAATTTTCAAATGCTTCTTTGGTAATTTTACCATTTTTAATAAATTCTAATACTTTGTTTCTAACGTTAGCATTTTTACCAACAGTAGATGCTGGATGATTTTCAGTATATTGTCTTTTAAGTATAATTTTTTTACCCTCAATTATTGATGATTCCATTAAATCTTCTAATTCTAAGTCATAATCTGCTAGAACTTTATTTAATTCGCCTAATGGTACTTTGTCTCCATACTCGATGGATAGATCTTGAATTGCTGATTTTGCGTCAATTACTGAATCTCCTGCTATATTAGCTATTTTAACTATTTCCTTTGTATTATAGAATTTTTTAGATTCGATAACAATAGATTCGGCAACGTTGGTTTCCCAATAATTTTTAAGTTCATTAAAATCAGATTTACCCATATTAGAAATCATGTATTCTTCAATGTCGTTATCATAATCTTCAGCTTCATCTCTGTATCCACCTGGAGTATCAATATAATCTTTACCCATTATTCTTTTAATTCTATTCTCTGGCATACCATCGATTTCTTCTAAGAAATCTTCAAATTCTTTGGTACTTTTAAACTTTTCGGCTTCATTAATTACAGATTCATCAATTCCTAAATCTTTTTTAGCAGCCTTAATGGCTGTATTATAATAAAGTTCAGTACCTTGATCTGACGTAGAGTTTAAAACTTTAGTAAGTTCTTTGATATTATCCTTTCCGTCAAAATTAAATTTTGAAAGAGCATAAGGATTTATACGGAAAAAACCTGCAAGTCTAGATATTGCTTCTGATTTTACTGTTTCAGCTTCATTAATTACTGATTCATTTGCGAATTTTTTCATATTCTTAATAATAGTATCTACTGAATCGTTTTTCCTGCCATATACTGGATTATTTCTTAAAGCCATATTCATAACATTTCCATTTTGAAAAATATTGTATGAACCTCCATCAAATTCCAATCCATCAACATCTAAGTCAAATGAATCTTCTTCTAATGTTCTTTTATTTACAGTAACTTTAGAACCATCTGCCTTTGACATTGCATCAGCAAATTTTTGAGCTATAACCATAGTTTCTTCTTTTGAAAGTCCTGCTGGTTTTGCATGAGGATTAGCCTCACTAACTAATGATTCTCCTAAATAATCTTTAATTTGTTCTTCAGCATATTCTTGAGCTTCCTTTTCTGTATCAAAGAAATCTGGCGTTCCAACAACTCCACTAAGTTCTCCTATTCCATTTACTGAATATCCTTTAGGGGCTTCGAAATAAGTTAAATATGTTAGACCTTTATATTTCTTAATAGATTTACGACTAGCTTCATTGATTTCAGATTCTTTAATTGCTAATTGTAAATCTTTGTCTTTTCCTGCAACAGCAGAATCTAACTCTTTTATTAAGTCATTTTTCTGTGAGGTTAATCCTTTTAATTCTGCAAGAATATTTGCCTTTTCATCTCCTTCTGCTGCAGAATATTCCTTTGCCATTACTGACATTTTGTTTACAACGTCTGTGAATTCAGTTTGAATTTTGTTAATAGATCTCTCATTTAACACGTTATTAATTTCATTTAGATATTTATCAAATGTGCTCATTTGTTTTAATTTTATTTTATAAGATTATATATTTAGATTTATTTATGAATTGTTCAAACGTCATAATTTCTTCTGAATTTTCAATATTCTCCTGAACAACTCCGACCGCATCTTCTAATTTTGACTTTAATTCTTTATACATTCCATGGATAGCCTTAGGCGTCATTGATTGGAAATCTTTTTCATTTCCATCTAACATTGCATTTCTAACCTTAGTTGCTGAGATATTATCGTCAGTTCTTGGAATTTCAAATAATCCAAAATCTGCTCTTGCATTTAACTGGTCTCTATATGAATCATTATTAACCATATAACCATATCCTTTCATTCTATCACTTCCTGTTCCCCATAATACTGGTTCGTATTTTGGTCTCATTTCATTATATAATGTATCAATTGCAGCGTTTGGAACAACATATATTTCCTTTAAGAAAGGATATTGTTTTTTAACCTGGTTGAACATATCAACCTGTGTTTTTTCATCGTATGGTTTACTAAACTCCTCGCCTTTTTTAACCTTAGATTTAACTAAAAATACAACTACTGGAAATCCATTTTCCTTATTCATTATTTCTAATACCTTTGCATGTCCTAGCGTAAATGGTTGAAATCTTCCAACAAACATGTTTACAGGTTGTTTACCTTGTTCCATGTGTTTTACAGTAAGAGCTTCATTTAAATTTACTGAAGATTTAATCTTATTATGTAACATAAAATTGGTATAATCATAAATTGCGTTTTCATCTGTATTTTCTACAAATATCTTTTCGTTGATAGCATCTATGATTTCATTCATTCTTGACATTGTGTCCTTGTCAATTAGGTCTGATTCTTTAGTTCTTTTCTTTCTAAAAGAACTTAAAATCATTTTAAATAATTCGGCAAGTACTTCATTATTTACAAATTTTAATGTTTTTTCGTTTTTAATATATTTAGTATTTAATCTAAATGATTGTGCTTCTGAAAATTCAGCACTTTCAAAATTAACACCAATATATTTTGAAGAATTTTTATCAATATATCCATTAAACAAGACAGACATCAATTCCAAATATCTATAGTCTGCATGTTCATCTTCTAAATTAATATCTTTTAAATCTTGTTGTACTATATACTCTAAGAAATCTGTTACTGCAATTTGGTAAGTGTGACTAGAAGCTCTTAAATCTCTTTTATCAGCAGATGCTCTTAAAAAATCTTCAAGTTTAAATGACTTCATTGTTTTTCCTTCTATGAAGTTTATAACTAATCCATCGATCTCACTTTCAAGATCTGGATTTAATGAAGTTGAATAGATATTAGGATTAAACATCTTAAATATCTTCGAAGTAAAACTTGTTTTGTCTTCAGTTTCTATTGCATAATCAAATGAATCTGAATATTCTCTATCGCTCATTGCTAACAAATCTAAGAGTTCCTCTCTTTGTTGTTGAGAAAGGTACGCATCAAAAATAACATTTGGTGATTGTACATCAAGTAATTTTGCCCATTTATTTAAGATTAATGGATCATTAATAGTTTTTCTAACCTTTCCTCCATCACTTAATTGTTGTATATGTGTAAGAATTAAGCTATTTGTAGGAGTTGTGGCATAATCTATATTAGAAGCTTTAGTTTCTGGTAAATATTCAAATCCAAATTTCCAATCTAGTGGAAATTGAGATTTTACATCGCTCGGTAAACTTTGTAAATGATTAATTGCCATTTCATATAATGATATAACAGTCCTATCGACAAAATTTAATTTATCTGATGTTGAAGATTTATAAAACTCAAATCCATCTGTATTTCTTTTAAAAAGAAAAGATGGTGCTGCAATCTTTTCAGTCACTAACACTCTACCCTTTAACATTTCAATAAAATTTTCTCTATTGGTTTCGTTAAAATACTCTCTTAATTTTTGTAATGCCATTTTATTAAATTATATTAATTGAAATCTGATCTAGATGCAACACTATTTTTGTTCTTATTATAAAAAGAACCTAATATTCCAATTTGCGCAACACTAAAGGTGTGTTCTCCTCCATTTACTTTATCCTTAATAAAAATCATTGGTTGAATTTCAAACTGCGAATTTGGTGTGAATTTTGCATTTAATATAGCTTTGCTTGAAGATAATATTTCTTCAATATCTTCTACTGTAAATGGAATATCGAAATAATATATAAGTCCAGTGGATGTGTCAAATGATGGCGAATCTTTTGCCTCATTAATAAATGATTCGAATGCTTGTGTATATTTCATGTCTATTATATTTATTTTATTTATCTACCATATTTTATAATACCCATTAACTGATTAATGGCAGCAAATGTTCCTGTAAGTTTCATTGTTTTTCCTTTATATACAAATACAATACCTTCTGTTGGAATAATTGAATCGATTCCTCCGATTCTATCAAGCCTTTCAAGTTCTGACATTACTTTATCAATTTGTGCAATATCTCCACCTACTTTAATTTTATCTGCTTCTGTTCTAATCTGCGTATGTAATCTTTGCATTTCTGCTGCCGGATTTGCAGCAACAAAGTTACTTGCATTCTTCAAGATAATACTACCTAATTCCAAGAATAAATCTTCAAATGGTCTAATATTTTCTTTATATTTCTTTTTAACATCTTCTTTATCAAATTTCTTAATAAGTTCGGCTTGATCTTTTCCAAGTTCTTTATCTAAACTTCTTAGATTAAGAGTTTTCTTATCATCATACGCCCATCTTAATAATAAACCTTCTTTATGGTCTTGTGGTAAATTTGGGAAATTTTTGTCAATTAATTCTCTCCACCACATTTCATGATATCTAGAAACCTCATCGGCATCTGTTAATTTATAACGATTCTTTAGGTCTTCTACCTTTTTAATAAATTTTGATTTATTTGTATCAAAATCAACGTCTTTACCGATCTTAATAATCTGTGGAGGAATAATAGTAAATACCTTTCCTATGTGTGCCTTGACATCTTCTAAGGCCTTTGCAATAGATCTAGCATATTTATTATCATCTCCGATAATATTACCATCACCGTCAGTTATTTTAATCCCATGGAACTGTATAATGTCTCTGTCATAGTAAATAACATTTGGATTCTTAGAATAAATAAGCTCCATATTCATGAAGTTCTTGCCATTATTAAATGCCTCTAAATCTTTAGTTGATAATTTAATAAGTGCATTTGCTAAATCTTCTGCTGCATATTGAAAGGTCTCTTCGACCATTTTACTTGGATGTCCAGCAAATTTTTGTTTAAACGTATTAAGATCCATTGGATTCTTAAGTTCAGTTTTATTTCTGGCAAATTTAACCTGTCCATCTTGTACTGTTGCAAATACATTTTGTCCATCTGTTTTTTCAGTAGGATCTTCCTCAAATGTTAAATTACCTGAAAGTCCCGCTTCAATTATTTTCTTAAAATCCCCGAATGTAAGATCTCTCTCGTCAAATGGATGGGACATATGTCCAGCTGCTCCACCTTCAAGTAAAAGTTGTTCATTTAATTTTACTTCATATTTTTCAGTTATAAACTGATTGAAATTAAGGATTTTTGTTTTCATAATATAATATACTGTAAATATAATAAAAAAATATGACCTAGAAAAATCTAGGCCATATTATTTATTTAAATTATTTTAAGATTCTTGTGCGATCATTGCCTGGATAACATCTGATGATATCCATCCAGTTGCTTTAAAAAAATCATGAGCTAAGTTCATTACTTTCTTTTCTCCAGCATTAGTAACTTCATTGTCTTCACCATCTTCATTGTTATCGTTCCACTCTTCAACTTCGTCTTCTACTGCTCTTGCAACTTTAGATGCTGAAGTTATTTTTGTAGATTTTTCATGGTAATCTTCCCAATATTTTGCGTTAAACGCTTCGTTAGTGGCAGATTCTCCTAGAGAACTAGTTAACATTCCAACTGCAGCACCATAGTCACCATCACATTTTTTAAGGATTCCATCAATTGTATCTCCAGCCTTTGCTTCTTCAAAGTCAGATCCAAATGCTTTTTTCAAAACGGTCATTGCATATTCTTTAAATTCATCATCAGATTTAATTTCAGCTTCAGTAACAATAGCTTCTTCAATATATTCTGCAAGATCCGCATCATCCCATCCATATTCATCATCCGCTAAAACAGCTTTAAGACTTTTAACATCTCCTGTTAATTTAACTTCAGGATATCCTGATGGCCCATTTTTATTAATTACTTCTAGCGAAACTTTATACTTCTTTAATAATTTTGCAAGATTTTTATCTTTAGGATCTACTGCATCTACTTCTACAGTTGCTTCATTTGTTGCAGATTCTTCAGAATTTGCCTCAAATACTAATGTAACATCTTTAACATTAAGAGTTTTAACTAAATCTCCTAATTTATCATATAAATCATTCAATTCATCTTCAGTATGGTGTTTATATCCTTTCTTTAGGTTTATAGTTGCGCTACCGAATTTAGCCATATAATCATCTTTTCCTTCAGTAATTACAGATTCTTTAATTCCTAATTCTTGTAATTTTCTAACAGGTACACCTTTCTTTTCTTCATCATCTGGATTAGGATATGCTAATAAATTAGCAGCGATTAATCTTTTATAGATTTCTCCTTTAACTAATTCAAAATCAATAGAGTCGCTTGAATTTTCCCAAGTATCTGATACGAATTCTGGATCAATCCAACCATAACCTGATTTAATATCTTTAATTAAAGTCTGCATGTCTTTGTCAAATTGCTTTGCAACCGCTTCATTAATTATAGATTCTTTAATACTACCCTTTAATGTATCTAATTCTGTCTTTAATTTAGGATCTAATTGTCGTTCAATTCCCCAATTAAATGATGCCTTAACTAACATGTTTAATGGTAGGGTTGCATTTCTTTTTCCATATGGAGAAGTTCTAATCCAATCAATATAATGTTGTGCTAATTCTTTTGAAATTTTTAAACCTTCGGCTGCAGATGTATTACCATCAACAATTTCTTGTAAAGCTTTAGTTGCATTAATCCTAGCCTCATTAACAGATTCATACATTCCTGCTAATTTGCTCTTCTTAATTTTCATAACAATGAAATCGCAAATTTCATCAAATTCAAACATTTCTTCAGATAAATCATCAAAGATTGTTTTTGCAGAATCAATTAAAGATTTCATAGCTTTCATATTATGAAGTCCATCCATTCTATCATATTCACTTCTACTAATTGCTTCATCAATAATCTCATTATCTTCTTTGATGCCAGTATCTTTAATAGTTACTTTATAAGTTTTACCATTAAATTCAAATTCCTTTTTTCCATCTGCTTTAGCTTTACCTGCAGCGTACACAAATGCATTACCCTCATTTGTTTCTTTACCTAACAATTTAGATATGAAAGCTGACTGGGAATCTTCATCGATTTCAGATAGATTTGTTAATCCCATCTCATCTAAAATTTCTTCAATTTTAGATAGTGTCTCTTGTTTCTTTAGACTGTTTTCTTCTCTCAATTTCATTTCATTTTCTTGAGATTTAATCTCTGAAAAACTTTTAAATGATGAGATTCTATTAACTTCTGCCATTTTTAATTTGTTTTTTTATTACGTTATTATATTTATATATCTCCTTCAAAATTGACTTTCTTTATAGTGTAGTCGAATTTCTCTTGTTTGTAAATTGCCTGCCTTGCTTTACCATGTCGATACAGATAATTATCCCATTCTAGTGTTCTAATATTATCTACAAAGTCAACGATTAACACCTTGTCCTTTGATTCATGTTGTCTAAGTCCACGTCCAATTGACTGTCTAATTATCACTTCTGATTTAAAGGATTCTGTAAAAAATATATTGTGAATTTTCTTAATTGATATACCAGTTGAGAACGTTCCATAACTTGCAACAATAACTATTTCTTCGCCGGCTTCCATTTTCTTTTTATATTCCTCTCTAATATCAGTTGCAGTTCCACCATCTACATAGAATACTCTTTTATTCGTTTCTTGTCTAAGTTTTTCATAAAGTCTTTGTCCATGTTCTATTCTATGAAAAAGCACTAAACTATTCTTTGGTACTCTACCAATTACATTTGAAATAAAATCAAGTCTTGCTGCATTATTGATAACGAAGTTCTGTTCCAATGCAAATACATCTTTGTTCTCGTATTTATTTTGTGCTAATTCCATCAAAGCTGTTTTTTGTTTGTCAGTTGCATAATCCATTTCGATTACTTTAACTGCACATTTTGCAATGTGTCCTTCGTTTTGTAAAAAACTTGCTTTAACCTCTGCAATGACAGGACCTGTCTGACTCATTAACGTTAATTTATCTAAAGTTCCATCCTTTGGGATTGTACCTGAAAGCCCGAATCGATATTTAGCGTTAGTACATTTTTGTAGAATTGTCTTAATACTTGCAGATTTTGCCTTATGAGTTTCATCAACTATTACTGCGTCAAATTGTTCAAAGTATTCTTTATCCTTTTTAATTAATGATTGGTAAGTACCTATCACTATATTTTTATTAGATTTGATTTTTTGTCCTGCAAAAATTTGTTGGATTCTTAAGTCAATTCTATTTTTAAAGTTATAGTCGTGGAAATCTTCATGCGCCTGTACTACCAATGAAACGTTAGGTACTATAAATAATATCTTAGATGCTGTTCCCTTTTCTAACATATATGATATTGTAAGAAAACTTATTAAGGTCTTACCTGCTGATGTTGCAAGCTCTGCAAGACACTTTCTAAATTTTAATATATTATAAGCCGCATCTACTTGATAGTCCCTAGGTGTTATCTTAGAACCTTCAAATAGGTCGTATGCCCATTTTTCGAATGTTTCAGCGTTTATGTCTGGATCTATTAATCTCTTAATTCCATTAATTTTTAATTCAAAACGATAGTCTTTACATACTCCCATGACATATCGCCATAGACCTGCCGGAATCCATTTATCATCTTTAATATATGTTACATAACCATCCCACACACCTCTTTTGACTAAAGGATTAAATCTCCAAGAGTCAATTCGTTTTGTTAAAGAAATTCTAATCTGCTCTAACTCAAGTTCAGTTGATTCATCAATTCTTAAAAATTGATTATCTTCCGTTAATGTTAAAATCAAACTTCATGTGATCTTTTTTATAAACGACTCATATCAAGGCGATTCTTTATTGCAAAGCCCATATTGTCGAGTGTTTTTACAGATCCCTCTATAAAACCTTTTTGAGTTATCAATAACTCAAGGATTTGTGTATCATCTGAAATATCAGCTTCAACAAATTTTTCGCGCATCTTATCAGTAAGCTTATAATCATAGCTAAAGTATTCGATCCATTTATCTCTATACTTTTTATCTACTGTTGCTTTTTGTGATTTAATACGGTTTCCCATAGTAGCTAAGTGTTCTACTAATATTTGACGATAACTTAATGTATATGCACTAACCTCTTCTAGATTATTACCTAATTTTAGTTCCTCAGTTAATGTCTTTATTTTAGAAGTCCAATCAGTACGTTGTTTACTTAGGTAATCATCTAACTGTTGTATTTTATCAATTGTTTCTGACATACTTGTCTTATTTAAAATAATGATGTTCCTTTATTATTGTCTTTAATATACACTGAACTTTTAAACTTAGCTTTAAGCTTTGGTTTTGTCATTGTAAATTCCTTGCCCTCATGCGAGATACTAGTTGAGGTGAAATCTATAATCATCTTTAGATTTTTTCTCTTGCTTCTCTCATTTTCAAAGTCCTCGAATTGCTCTTCGATCATTTGTAAAAATTCTTTTTTTATCATAGGTGATATGCATCAAGTTTAGAGTTAGTAAAATAATCCATCAATTTGTTTAAACATTTATTTTTGGTAAGCCATGATGCTATAACCAAATCGTTTAAATCACCTATTTGTTTAGGATATTTATCTCTATTATTTTTGTCAATATTTTTTAAGAAATTATCCCAATCTCTTTCGATTCCAGTTTCTTTTAAAAACTTTTCCCATATAAATATCTTTCTACCTCTTCTTAATTTTTCCATCATCTTCTTTTTACCAGTAGTATCATTATCAAACATATATCTAATTGTTGGAATTTCATCGAACTCCTCTGTAGATCTACCTGCAGTTGCAAGTCCAATAGAGTTTGGAATAAACATCGAGTCAATAGGTCCTTCAAACATAGTTACATCTCTTTCAAAATCAACCATCATCACATTAAATAATGTCGAAACCTTCTTAACACTTACTAATTCTTCTTCGGATATTATAAGTTCCTTTCCTGTCTCTTCATATATTTTTTCAAGGTCGTATGTTAAGTATCTTGAATTTGCTTTCTTAATAAGAGAACGTGTTTGAAATCCAATAACCTTGTCCTTTGGCGCAAGATTAAGGACTACAATTCTTTTATCCTTTGGAGAATACATAAACCTATTTAATTTTGAAGATAATAATCTATTCTTTAAATAGAAAAATGCAGGATCTCCTGGTTCTATTTCATGAAAGTCAAACCATTCTTTGAGTTCTGTACGTGTTGGTGATAAATCGTATGCTAATTTAAATACATCATGTTCTAAAACTTCAACATGATTTGTTTCCATTTTATGTTCTTGAATATAATCAATAACTTGGATTGAATCATCTGTATTTTTAAATTTTACATGATGTTCTTTAAGTAATTGGTATGCGTTGGAGTGAGTGCCACAGTTGAAACAGTGGTATTGTAGTGTGTCCCAATATAAATTACCTCTCTTCTTTTTATGATCTGAACTTGAGTCACCGCAAAATGGACATGCCATTGTAATTCTACCTGGCATTTCCTTAAGCATATGTTTAGAAGGCTCATTGTGCGCTTTTACAATTGCCTCTTTAACTAAGCTTCTAATCTTAGCCTTTAATTCTTCTGTGATTTTTTGACCTGCCATATATTATTATATAGAAAAAAAGGGCCAAGTTTAAACCTGGCCCTTTAAATTTAAATATATGTTAATTAAACTCCTAAATCATTTAGAAAATCATCTAAATCATCTGCATCACTAGAATCATTTGGGCTTGATGTCATTTCTGTTGGAAATTCAAAATCACTTGATGATGGAGATGCACTTTCAGTCTTGGCTGCTGGTTTTTTAGCTGCTGGTTTTGAAATAACAGAGTCCATTGAATCACCTGGATTTAAATAATTTCTTAAAATGTTATTAACAAAGTCTCTAGTTTCTTCATCCCATGTTTTGTATTCGTATGGTTCTAATGAAGGGGCTGCATCTAATTGAGTTTTGATAGTTGCCATAACTTCTTTAGTTCGTTCTGCTGGAGAACCTGCCATATCGATAGCGCTAGTTGAAGAAGAAAATTTAGACTTATCATAGTTATTAAAGTCTCCTTGTCTAGAAATAATCAATTCAAAGTTTTTACCTGCAAAAAGGTCAAATACTTGAGTTGGTTCACCAAACGCTGGTTTTAATTCTTCATCAATTTTCTCTTTGATTTTATAACCAAATTTAAAGATTTTGTATTGTCCTTCTAAATCTGGATTCTGAGGATCTTTAATAACTTTAACTAGTGCAAAGTACTGCTCACGTCTTTTAAGTTTATCACTCATTTTTCTATCCACTGCTGAATCACTTTTACGTAATTTAAAAAATACATCTGCAATTGGACATTTCTCACCTACCGTTGAAGGAGAATCTACCATTTTACCATCACCGCCTGCATTTGTAAGCCAGTGTACGTATTTTTTTACTAAAGAGTTTCGGGGATTTGATGGGTTTGGAACAAAACGAATAATTGCTTTGTAAGTTCCGTCTTTACCATCGTCTGCTGTTGGTTTGTAAAGGTCACTTCCTGAAGAAGCCTGTGTTTCATGTGTGTCTACATCTGCTACACCTAAGTTAAAAATGTCAAATTCTGCCATGTCTTAAATACTTTAATTTTTGTTAATACTTTAATTTGTTAATTATATACTGATACCCTTAAAATGTTTCACGACCTATAGTTAAAATATTACCTGAATCATCTTTATATTGGTTTTTATCTATTCTAGATAGACCTGATTTAGTAAGTAAGTTTTCCATTTCATCTCTAGAGATTTTACCTAACGTTACTAGTTTACTTAGAGCTTTGAATAAATTAAAGTGCTCGGTCGTATTGAAAGAATTCATCTATGATACATTTTTAAATATTAGTACATGTATTATATATCTTTATTTAATTTAGTTTCAGTACTATTTTTAATTCTTTTTATAGGTACTTGAAAACTATTTTAATTTATTTTTAGTTTTTCTGAAACAATCCAGTAACCTGACAATATAACTTATGTCTTTAAGCCTGAGGGTAAAATAAACTTCTAGCTAAATGATTTAAGAAATCTAAAGTCTCTTTTTACAATTATCAAAATGGAATCTAGACATTGAAGGTTTTCCTCCGGACTTGTTACAAAACGGACAAGTAACTCTTTCTTTTGGATATGAATAATTTTCAGTTGATTTCTTTGGCTTGCTAAGATTATTTTTATGTTCTTCGCTTAGTATTCTTCCTTTCATTGAATTTGATAAATTTATCAGGTTTTCAGTAGAAGGTTTCCACATTCCTTTTTTATTTTTATTTATAGGCTCTTTACCTTTTTTAGCATCTGACATTTTAGTTAAAGTAATCTTATTATAAGGATTAATTAATCCTTTGTTCCATGGCTCTTTACCTTTCCTAGCATCTGACATTTTTTGTTTACTAATTTCAGTATGTTTAAAACCTGTCATGTCACAACTTGTCTCGGTTGATTTGGCATTATTATAAAATTTAGTAGACACTCCAACGTTGAATTTATTATGTAAAAATATTTCAAACAGAGAAGCATCCATTCTATTATTAAAAACCCTAACAATTATACACTTATAATTATGTGTATTTTGTATGAAGTCATTTCGAAATACAGTATCGCATGAAGATGTAAAATATTTAATACCTAAATCTAATTGTGGTTTAATTTTTGAAGTTCTTAATCCATAATAGTGTTTATTCTCAACTAGAGAGGTAACACGGTATACGTAATGGTATAACATAATAATTAGTCTATTTTTAAAAAATAATATAAGTAATTTAACAGACTAATTGTTAAAGTGGGTTCGAACCCATTGTCCTTATATTATTTTATTTATATATCTTTAATAAAAAATGATTTTACATATTTTAACATAAAATATGCATCAACTAGGTCATCTAATGGCTTGGGAACGTTTTTAATATCTTTTCCAATATTTTTATTACAATATTTAATTAATGGAATATTATCCCTATCAATATCATCTAAGAAAAAAGGCCAAATATCATTTTTATTCATATTTCCTTTATGTATGAATTTTTTAATAGTTGAAGGTGCGATGGTCATCATTTCTAAGACTTCAAGTCTAGACATCATTTCCATTTTAAGAATTGCAGCACCAGCGGCCATATCTATTATGTTGTTAGTTCCGGCAGAAGAACCATAAGAGGATCCTTCAAACGCAATAACAAAGGGAGAATCATTACCTGTGATTTCTATAATCATATCAATAATGTCCTTTGCAGTCTGGGTATGTCTTTGGATTTTAATCATCTCGCTCTTTGAATAGGATTCGTTATTTGTCCAGTCAGGTTGATGCGAGATTTGAGTATCGGTCAGAAGGTTAAGTTCCTCCTGTAATATTTGTTCCTTTTTAGTTCCTGTCTTTGGTTTTAAATAACCAATAAAATTGTATTTATTATCTTTAAATACGCAGATACCAGGGGAATTAAGTGAAAAGTCAATTGTTACAAAATTCATAATTATACTTTACTACCAAGTGAAGAACCTAAAGCGGCTCCTACTAATCTTGAAGTTAACATATCATACATAATTCCGGAGGTAATTCCAAGAATATTTGCTATAGTTTTACCAATAGTTTTACCAAGTGCAAAACCTGCCAATCCACCAAATATACTTCCTAATACTCCTTCATTTGTAAGTTCTTCATTAAATGCATGGATATTATAAGTACCATCTGTATTCTTATATGTTGATGCGAACTCTTCAATTGCAGCATCTACTTTAGCTTCCAATTCTTCAGTCCACTCAGTTTGCAAGGATTCAGTTAATATCGCTAATTCCTTATCTGATATATTTTCCTCTTTAATATAATCTAAAAATGTTTTCATTATTTAAATGCTTTAGTTAATTCGTCAGTTAATTCAGTAGGATCAATTCTAAATGTAAATCCTGCAGCGTCATGTCCAGCTTCAAACCACATACATGTTGATATTAGTGGAGAACTTTTAGCCATTTTCTTTTCAATAATATCTACAATAGTGTTTTTACCATTAACATGAATCGTATCTAATGTTTTTGAATCGGGTATAAATGTTATAGCTAATCCCTTTCTATCTACAATAGTTTGTAATGTAAATGTTAGGTTATCTATATTAACCTTTCCTTCGTTTATATAATCATCAAATGTTTTCATACTTTATATATCTTAATCTATTTCTAATTGAATATTAAACTTGTTATAATAGAAGTTTAAATCAAATGTAGTAAACTCTGCAATATTTGAACTCATATTTAAATCAAGTTCAGATATAGAGTTCATAATTGGTTTTTCAAATACAGCACTCATTATATGAATTCCTTCAGCATCCATTATTTGAAGTTTAATATCATTTAACCATGGTTCCCTTACTGTTTTTGAATAATAATAAAGTAAAGTATCTTGCATAATCCAATAATTAATATAACCATCTAAAAGTTGCATTGTAACTTTAAACTGCCTATCAATTGTATTTTGTATCGGAATAGAACCTCTATGATATGTTATTGTTCCATCATTTGGAGATACTTCAATTGGATCAAATGTTATCCCTGGTAAATTAACACCCTGGATTGAGTAGTTTATAAAATCAATTGGTTCTGAAATTAAATTACCTGGCATTCTATTCAAATACTTTCGATATTTGTCAGCAACTTCCTTAGGAATAAAAGTCCTAGGGAATTTGAAATTGAATAAATTATTTCTACTATTTAAAATCATTATATAATGTTAACGTTTCCGTAGTACAATAAAGATTCAGTACCACCATTTTTTATGTTAATATAAAATTTATCAGCGTTTTGATTTGTATCTGATTGGTCAAATCTAACTGCTGTACTTTTTGCAATTTTAAAGAAAACTTCTCCATTACCCATATCCACTCCTGGAAATGAAGGGTCATGTGAAATTCTTTCTTCTATTGTTCCACTTTTAATTATTAAAATCATGTCTTCCGCATTCACAAGACTTACTGCATTGAGAACTCCATCCCCTGGTTTTGCAACTTTAAATTTAATAAAGTTATCTGATACCTTAGACAGTGTAATAATTCCTGCTCCTTCTATATCATACTTAATATTAGAAGTAGAAGTTACATCTGCTCCATCTGTCGCAATTTTACTGTTTGATGCAACAATCCCGTATGTATCTAAAGCAACTGGAACATATTTAGTTTCTCCGACTGATGGTCTTATTGAATTAACAAATTGATTTAACTCTCTGTTAACTGATGTATTTGGTAATGTATTATAAACAATAGTAGGCGAAAAACTTGAGTTTAAATTTAACTTTAATAATTTTTTACCATATTTTTTAGGTTGACTATAAATTAATGATGCTACTTTTAATATTTGTGTATTATCTGTCTCATTATAAATTCTCATATTTACCGTAATTGTAAAGTTATTTGAAATTGATGAGTTCATAATCACTGGTCTAAATACAATAGGCTGATCAAATTGTGATGTTTGTGTAAATGTATTTGAGAATGTGTTAATATAATTAAGACCTAACTGTTCACTTACCTGTACTTCATAAAAAATAGTTAAATCATCGCCGGATGTTTGCATTCTTCCATTAATATAACTTTCAAATCCAGCAGTAGAACCATCTTTAGTTCCATATATTTCAAAATAATCTCCTTCAGTTGAATGTTCTACATTTACTGAAATATCAACATACTCGTCTTCTTGAGAAAGAGTAAGAGAGTTACCGTCAGATACTCTAATATAATCATATCCTCCAATCGTAACTACTTCATTAATTAATTTAAAATCAATTTCATAATTTATCGAAGGGTTAATTGCATCTAAAGAACCTGTAGTTCCAAAGAAACTTTCTTCAAATTCTAGATTTCTTGTGGGATCATACATACTTACTAGAGTAGGTATTTTAATCTCAATATATTTTGAATATGATGTATCTCCTAAAATAAATGGATTTGGATTTTGAAGTTCAAAACTTGAAGAGTTTAAGTAAACAGTAGAGTTAAAATAGTTATAAACACCTGAATGTCTTTTAATCTTTGTTTGAAATAAAAACCCATCATATCCTCTTCCTGAAAAAGAATAACCAGTTCTTAGGTGAAGTCTTATAGTATCATACCATACTGCATTAACAGTTGCAGTGGAAACTACACTAAGAGAACTTGAATTTGTTCCTAACCACTCGGTTGAATCTAAATAATTTAAAGAATTATTTAATAATGCCAATGTTCCACTTGTTTCAGTAGGAACTGCATAATATCTACCGGATTCCCCAGGTGCTGTTTTAATATCGTTTCCAGTTTGCGCTTCTGGAACTGAAAAAAGAGAACTTGCTCTATTTGAAACTTCAATTTGACCTCCAATAAATTTAGTACCATCTAAATCGGTGTATTCATATTGGAATGTCCCATTAGTAGTTGGTGTATAAATATATATTTGACCATTTAAATAACCAGCACCTCCCGGAATTATAAATTCTGATACATTATTAATACTTGAATCTGTTAAATCAAATTTATATGTTTTACCATTTCTAAGTAAAAGTTGTCTACTTGCAAAACTATTTACAACAATATATCCGCTATCGGTAGTAACTGTAAACTCGACAACATCTGCACCAAGTTCACTAATCAAGAATCTTGAAGCACTATTGTCTCCATCAACCGTATTTAGGTATTTAATTTGAGTTCCATTATTATCATTTTCAATCTTAACCTGATCGGCATTTGATTGATCGTGATAGATGAATTCTAATAATACATCTTCGTCTATTCTTAAGAATCTAGATGATTTTGCCATTTCTTTATACTTTTTTAAAATCTAAGCCATTTTGGTGACCATATTATACCAACATTAAGTGAGGGTCCGGGTGTTAATACTCCATTTCCAAGATTTATTCCATAACCTAACCCTACTCCAATTGACCATCCAGCCTTCTTTTCGTATTTTTCATTTAGTTTGTCATTAACTAAATTTATATTTTCTATATTAGTGAAAGTAACTCCAGGATATGGTGTACTTATTTTTAATTTACTTACTCCATTTTCCTTTAATATTGCAGCCTTTAATTCAATTCCTTCTTCAAGATTAAATTGACTAGATCCAATTGATAAGATATTTGTTTTACTATTTCTAAATACTCCAACGTTGCCACTGAATCGTCTCCAATTATATTTATCCCAATTTTTTTCATCAGTAAAATTAATAATGCTTAAAGTATCATTAACATATAATATATTTGATTTAGAATTAATAATTGAATCCTTAATTCTAATTTCTATTTTTAACAATGAATTAATACCTTTAAAATCCTTTGAAAGATTAAGAGCACTTTGATAATTTTTAATTAGATTTTTATTATCGTTGGTTAATGTATTTATATCAAATTCATATGCTTTTTTAATTGCAACTAAATCATTATTTTTATTTCTTTCGATCTTAATAGTATCTAAACTTGCTTTATAATTATTAAGTTCTCTATCTGCAACTAATTGAACCTGTTTAATTTCTCGTCTAAGAGAAGCATTCGAGTTACATTGTTGTAATAATAATAAAATAAGAAGAACAGCCCCAATAAAAATTAGGGTTGTTCTTGAAATTTTAGATTTTATAACTCTTAAATATTCTATATATTGATTAATTTTATTCATTGGATTTATATATTATTAAGCTCCACATGAATTCCATGTAGTACCTCCGTTAATTGAATATTGTAATTCCATCGCTGCTGAACCAAAGCTTCCAGATCCTGTATTTATAGTTGGAGTACCTGTGAATTGTACAAAGGTACCATTCACGGTTCCGAAGGAACTTGGATATGCAATGGCAATTGTTTCAGATGTAGTTGTTGTATAAGGAAAATTACCAGAAGCCATCTCAGTTCCTGTAATTCCACCATACAATACCTTTCCAGGACCTCCGCTTATATATTGTTGAGATATTAACCTAAGTCTAGCTATTGCAGTAACACCAGGTCTAACTTGCATTGTTCCACCATCGTATATGGATAGATTACTTGATCCGGAAGTTGTATAGTAAAAGCTTCCATTGACCTTAGAAGAATTTATAACACTAGTATAAAGAGATGCCTCTCCATATATTTTTATAAGTATCGTAGAAGTTCCACCTGGTGTATTAGAACCAAAATTACTATCTCTAACTACATAATCTACTACCTTTCCTGTCATCCATGATGGATTTACTACATTTGCTGCCGAATATTCTGTAATATTACCGGCTCCTTGTATATTTTGTATAGAAAAATCAGAAAGAGTAGATGATAAGAATTTATAGAAATAATCGTCTGCTTTAATTCTATATTTAATATACCTAATACTTCCAGTACTTGCAGTAACAGAACCACTTGTAGTTAATATACCAGTACTATTAGGATCTGTTCCTAAATCATACACCTCATACACCATTCCATTTGTAATATTATCGATACTTGAATAATTACTAGGAGTAGTATAAATTACAGTACTAACATCGTACACTTTATGTGCTAGTGAATTGTATTTGATCTCTACTATATTATTAGTAAATGCTCCATCTTCAGGTTGAGATGTAACACTTGTCGTTATTTTAATAGTTTTATCACTAGTATCATCAGTATCTATTGTCGCACTAAAGCTTAATCCACCATTTGCTGGTTGAGTAAACGTAGGAACAGAAGTCCAATGCATTCCTGGGCTAAGTGACGCTGCACTAATTAATACATTACCTAATGGTATAGTATTAGAACCTTGAACACCTGTATTTGTTATTTGAACAGTCGGAACTCCATTGTTTGTATTCTCATCTATAAATTTATAAGTTATAGTATATGCTGGAATTGTTGCAATATTACTTGTTGTATTATATGTTATACTTCTTTGTGTGCCATTAATGCCTTGGGTTGATACACTCACCGTAACAATTATAGATGTAGGATATGTTCCACCACCTGAAACAACATTAGTTACAGTATATCCTGAATTTACTTCAGTAAATGAAGCAGTCGTCGGTATTGTTTGGAAATAATAAGAACTTGGCGCTGTTATTGTCTGAGTAAATGTAATCGCAGGAGAAACGGCTCCTTCGGCACGAGTATCTGTCTTAGTTGTAGTTACACATCCGGTCGCCGTATTATTTAAATCATCAAACGTATATGTATTTATTGCTTGTGGTAAAACACCTCCATCTTTCCAATATAAATCGGCCACTCCTAAATATATAATTTGGGGTAATTTTTTAATTGTAAGCGATGTACCACTACCATTTGCATTTAATAATACACTAGTAGTTTGCACTGTACCACTGATAGAATAAATTCCAGGAGATGATGTGGTTGCTGTTAAACTAGCATCCGCACCACCTATTAATGCTATTTCACTATTTGTAATGCTTGCAACTCCTTGACTTGTCGATACTGTAGATGTTGTGTTATCTGCAATGGAATAAGAAAATGAATTTAAGTCAGGTAATACATAATTGGTAGTTCCATTTGTCCATGTTTTTCCATTACATAAATACCAACCAGTATAATCTCCAATACCTCCACCTACTTTAATAGGAATCGGTAAATCTTTTTCAGGAGAATTGGCCGCATTATAAATTTGACTATTAATAAATTTGGCAGAATCAGTAAAGATAGAAGGCAAGATAGAAATTATAGTACCTACTGGAACTATTCCACCTATTTCTAATGCAGTTTTAAATGTAACTTTACCAGTGTCATCTGCCGCAACTGCTATTTTATTTGCACCTGCACTTGAATTTCCTATTATTAAGTTTCTATTAATAGTAACAGGTCTATTAAAAATAGTATCAGTATTATATGTTATTGACGAATCTGATATATTTAATAATGTTGCCCCAGTAACATTACTTTTAAATATATGATTTTGTGCATACCAAGTAATGGTAGAAGATACTCCGTTTTTAGATTCTATTGTTAAATTATTTTGTAGTGTTACAGAATCATAGTTCATTATAAAATCAAAATAATTAGATATACCTGCATTGGTTAATCTTAAATTTGATTTGAAATGATTTTTTCTATTAATTATCCACTGATATGGAGAATTAGCTCCATCAAATGGTTGCGCCGTATTATATTCTGGATCTGTTTCTAAAAACCCTACGCTAACAACAGGAGGATATAACATAGTATTATTATGAATAGGTAGGATGGTATCTGTTGTTAGATTTGCGCCGGATCCTTGAATTCTCCTCCAAGACGCAGTATCATTAGATCCCTGTGGACCTTGTGTACCCTGATATCCCTGATTTCCTTTTTCTCCAGTTGCTCCAGTAACACCCTGTGGCCCAGTTTCTCCCTTAGGTCCAACATTACCTTGAGGTCCTCCACCATTTGCCACTAATTGGTCAAAATTATAATTAGTTTTATCTAATTTAATATTATCACTATCAGAAACACTAATTTGTTTTAAATTAATTGCCATTTCTTATTCTATATTTATATTACTATATATCCATTAAATATTATTAGACACCTGGATCTTGCCAAATTAAATCATCTCTTTCCAAATAAACAATATGTATCATTTTTGTAACATATACATTCAATGTTGGAGTACTAGGTAACAGTATCGATGTTCCATTATCATTTGCAGGTATTGTATTTGCATATGAAATATTGTATATACCAGCAGACTGGGTTGCATTTAATAAAATATCGGATCCTCCTATTAATATTGGAGAATTATCACCAGCACCTGTCACTGTGTGCTGCCCAGCCCCATTTGATGCTATAGAATAATCAAACGAATTTAAATTAGGTACTAAATAAGATGGAGTAGCAGATCCACTTGGTTTCCATTCCTTTCCATTACATATATACCAACCGGAATATTGTGTATTTAATTTACCTCTTCCCCATCTAATATCCAACAATGGTAGAGAACCATTAATAGTCTGTGTGATTGTTTCATTCAAATAAAAGGAAGTGCTATTTAAATCGGAAGCCTTTATTGAAATTATAGAACCAATTGGAAAACTTGGAAATACTTCACGTTTTTTTCTCCAACTTACATTACCTGTGGAGTTATTAGATGATAACACATAACCTATAGTTGCGCCAACATTATAGTTAAATACGTTATTCGACGTAGTTGTAGCGGTCGAACTATTTGAAAGAATCACATTATTTGTTAGTCCTATCTCGCTTATCATTGAAGTATAGACTCCGCTAATCTGTTCGATGACATGACCTGGATATATTATACCAGTAGAATCACATGTCTTTATAGTAGATTTTGATACATTCTGTATTATTGAAAAATTAGGGTCACTTGTAACAAATTTACCGATGTGCAGATTATTATTTTCATCTAATTTAAAATCACATACCTTACTATTATAACTAAGTCTTAGATTTGACTTTACACTCCCTGAGGTTGCAGTTGAATTTACATTAGATAATACAACATAATCACCATATCCTACGGGCGTTGTATATCTATTTATACCACCATAATTATCATTCCATTTAATTCCAATATTTACAGGAGTAGGAGCATATTGAACTCCACTTGAACTTATTTTTTTTGGAAATAAATATCCAGGTTTTTGAGTATCTGTTTGAAAATAAATCCAATCAGTATCCGCAGAAACACCCTGTGCTCCCTGAAATCCAGAGTTCCCAATAGCACCCTGGAATCCTTTCCTTCCAACTGCCCCAAAATTACCATCAGGGCCAATGCGACCATCAGGGCCTGGCATACCTCCATTCCTTAATTGATAAAAATTATAATTAATTTTATCTACCTTCGGAACTGACCACCATCCTGGACCATTCGCATCCATGTCACTTTTGAATATTTCTTTTATATCGATTTTCATTAATTAAGCCTGTATTTTAACGTGTATTTTAAAATTATAAAAATATCCACTTCTCTTATTATATATTAATCTAAAACTCAATCCATCGTTTTGATAACTTTGAATATTGTAATTAGTCAATGGTTTAAATCCATTATCAGTTAATTCCGATACATATTTAGTAGAATAGAATTCAGTTTTTAAATCTTTACCCTCTATTCCATATATTGTAATTGCATCTATAATAAATCTTGGAGAAATATTGTAATCTGCATATATTTTTAAATCATCATCTAGACTTGTTTTATCGCCATACGAGTTTTCAGGTATTACATACTTTTCAAATTTTGAAGTAATTCCATCTTCTATTAATTCTGATAAAATAGCATCTGGTAAATAAATATCTGCAATAATTTGTGAATCATCCTCATACCAGTGTATTGAAGAGGTATTCAATAAATTTAATCTAACCTTGTCCAGCGCGTCTAATGAAAATTCTTGAGTATTTGTATAATTTGTAATATCATACTCATTTTTAACTTTCATTATAGTAGAGGATAAAAACGTTTTCTTTTCAACTGGACTTAATGTTCCAGTTACTGATTCACTGCCTCCTCCTGAAAGTGATTTTGTAAAATAATCGATAGAATACTTGGATTTAAACATATTAATTTGTTTCTTATCAATTGCCACCTCTCCGATTTTAGGATATAGTGGTAACTTATCAGATGTTTGAGAAAGTTTTAATATATTTTTAGAATCCTCTGCATTTGTTTTATGGAAAAAATAGTTATCAATATATCCATAGTTTGCATTGACTTCTTTATATGAATCAAATGCAATTGAAATATTATTAAATTTATTATAAATTAAATTTGTTCTTTCATTAATAACTTCTCCATCCAATATAATTTTATTATTTGTATAGATATCAGAAAATGTAATAATATTATTAAATGATGGATTATACGCTCCATTCATTCTTCGTAATAATGTTATATAACCACCATCGGCTCTATCTGTTATTATACTACCAATCTCTCCTGATGACAATTGATATGCTTTGGGTCTATATGGGTCAGTCTCTGACCTTATTAGCGATGGTTTAATAATATCAACGCCTGATTCTATATTTAATACAAAATCATTAAGAGTAACACTAGAATCAATATTAATTGTAGTGTATGTTATATCTCCAAACTGATTAAATCTTTTTGTAAAGTTATATGCATTTACTTCATTCAATATATCCGTAAACCCGTTTCTACCTCCCTTTGAATATTTAAATTCTCCATTAATTGCAATAAGAGAAAAGTTTGATGGATTTAGTCTGGTAGAAGGAACTGTAGTTTCTCCATTAATTATATCAAATTTCCACGGCCAACCGCCTACCCTAACACTTATATCATTAATAACCTCAAGTACCTTTACCGCATAAATACTACCAAGCGCCTCGAAATATATCCATGAATATTCTCCAAACTCATCACGCGTAATAACTTTTTTAAATTGAGCAGTACCATCCAGGATTGAAAACTGCGAAGCTTTCAGAATTGATTCTTGATCCATGTTAGTTGAGTGAAAGTCTGAATTATCAAAATCAATGAAAAATGGTATATTAGTATCTAACACAGTATTATTAACCTCAATATCTGATAAAGAATACATTTGGTATCTATCAATATATTCAACATCATTTTCTACTACATTAATTTCTACGATAACACATATAAATTTAAAAATATCATTTTTAACAACATTGAAATTAACAGTATTATTTTCTATAGTTGGTCCACTATTATAATTGAATACCACACCAAATTTATAATCATTAACATTTGAGTCTGCTATAAATTCAGAAGGTACTTCTTTTTGATTTTCTTTTCTTTTTAAATAAGAGTACCTAAGTCCTCTAAATACTGCAGATGAATTTCTCTCGGAGTTTCCAATATCAAATTTGCTCCAAAGTTTTTTATAGGTATTGTCATACCACACATCATCAACAGAATCATAATATCCATTCCAATTAAAGTGAACATCAAAATAATTAAAATTAGTATCTTTTAATCTATCCATTGTTATTCCTTCATCCGCATTAAAATTTAAATAATTATTAAAATCTAATTTGCCAGTTCCATATAATCTAAATGGTATTTTATTGATATGAAAGTGCTCCATATTCATTAATTCTACCTTTCTTCCTGATTCTATTTCAATATTTGGAGAAAGATTATCTTCACCAAATGCTTCATTTACATTTAATACATATGGAAGATTTCTAGCGTTAGTTGCATTTTTTAATTCAAATTTACAAATAGTAGGAACGATTCTACTTAATATTGCAGTTTCCTTTAACTGATTTTCATTAAGTCGATCGTATTCACTTTCTATAATTTGTTGTACACTATCTTTATATATAGTCTCAGACTCTAGCACTCCATTTAATCCATCGTACGACGCCAACGAAATCATATCGTTATCATATACCAAATCTCCTAGTTTTGAATTTTTTGTAGAATAAAAATCAAAATCAAAATCTTTAAAATCATATGCTGAAAATAAACCATGTGAAACTCTATATGGTTCATATATTTCAAATGTATTATCATTAGATAATTTAACTGGAGTATTTAAAACTACTCTATAAAAATCAATATTGAATGGATCTTTTTCTATTTCAATTATTTGAACAAATATATTTGAATCTTTTTGTTTTACCCATTCTCCGGATATCACATTTCCTATTTCTTTTTTATCAACGAGTATTGATTGTCCTTCATTTGAACCTCCAATCATTGTATATATGCTCCAGTGACTAAATACTGTGTTTGTTGTAATAGGGACTAATGAATCCACTAAACCAACATCGTTTAACTCTCCTGAATCTATTGTAACAAAATCAACAAAATTTAAATTATAAACACCAAATGCATTTTGCCTTCTTCTATTTCCTGCTGAATAATCTTCAATAATAACAGAGGTACCATCCACTGTAACTTCATATGTTATAATTTCTCCATTTTGTATTGCAGATGAAATTGCCATGGCAATTTGTTGTAAACTCCCCTGATTTGAAAATTTATTACCGCTTGCTCTTCCTGGTAAAATAGAAGGATCTGCAATAACAATATAATCTCCTAAATTATATTGCGAAATCCCTAATTCAGTTTTATCGCATATAAAAAGTCTATCATTTTGATTAGGCACGTTAATTACTGTAAACTTAATAAATCCTCTAGAATTAGGAGTATTTGAAGATGCTGTAACAATCTTGCCATTCTTCGCAAATCCAGTAAACATATCTGCTCCTGTTTTATTAGGAGAAATAATCAATCTGTGGTTTGGAATTGTTATTGCATTCTTTAAATTATAAAAATTACTATTCTTATCTTTAACCCATCTTAATTGTGGAATATCGAAATCAGATGCGCGTGGAAACATATCTAAATGTGTAATTGTTCCAATTGGATTATAAGAGCTTGAATAACTATTTGAATTTACATTAATAATTCCAGATATACTCATTCCTTCACTATCAAAATATCCTTCGTCGTGCGAATCTGCATATAATCCAAAATATCTATATATTTTATAATCATCAGCATTAATATCGTCGAATAAAAATTCAAGATTAATTATATTAGCGATTGCTATTTCATTTCTCTCAAACCCTTGCGTTATTATTTCATTGCTAAATATTTCTGGATAATCTACTTGTGTGTAATACTTATCTAATTGCTCAGCTTTGCTTATAAATCCACCATTATTTAAATCAATTCCATTAAACGTTGTCTGAGATCCTTCCGCAAAATTAACAGTAAGTGATGATTCAGGAAATAATTTATCGTTAATGTGATTGTTTAAATATGTACCGAGATTTGAACCTTTGCTTAGGTCAAAAGTTTTTACAATTGTAGCATTCTTTAATAATTCCTTTATTCTTGAATTTTGACCTTGCACATTTTCAGTAAATGTATCAGAATAATCAACATCCTCTATTCTATATACGATAAAATTTGTTGGAATTTTTTTATCAAGCCACAATGGCGCAAAAATCTTATATTGCTCATCGTATAATTTAGTAACATTATGAATAGCGCCATATTGATACTGATCCTCATACTGAAATTTATAGTCTGAGAATACTGTGGTATCTGAATTAGATCTAAGTACTTGATATTTTTGGGTAGAAGGAAGACCTTTGTAAAATTTAGCGATATCGTCTGAGTATCTTCCGCTTGATGATACTGCATACTTTTGATATTCTATTTTGGAAAGTTCCTTATTTGCTCTAAAAGAACTTAAGAATAAATCACCAACATTGTTAACAAGTAACTTTGCGTTACTTGTTAACTTAGGGTTTGTTCTTAAAAGTGCAAATGATTTATCATCTATTGAACTGTTTTCAATATTAGTATTAATGTTAGCCATGTATAAGACTCTTTTTGTTTAGATTATATATCCCTTGTATAGTTGGGACTAATCTAAACAACGTCCTACCATTGTGTTATCTCAGGGAATGAATAGTTTATAGTATTATCACTTAGGTATTTTCTTCTACCCCCAGAGGTACCACCGATTACATTAGTATTATAATTAGTTAACATAGAACTGGTAATATTATTTATGTTCTTACCTTGCGTTGTATATTTTGAGTAAACTTCAATATCAAATTGAAAATCCATATTTGAAAAATCTAAAATATCAATACCTATTTTCTTGGAATACGTTAAATTAGTAAGAGTATTTGCAAGTACACCACCAACTCTACCCGTTCCAGTATCTCCAACTCCATAATAATCTGTCATTCTATATTGAAATATTAAATCAACTGTGATTGCATTTGCAGATCCACCTGGAATTATTTTCTTTCCATTTTTATTAGAAGATGAAACTACTAATGAATTTATATTAAGAGGAGACATATATAAGAAAGATCCACATGATCTTCCTCCTAGTAAATATTGATCTTCTGGCGCAAATCCATTTTTAATAGTAGATCTAGGACCAACTGTACCATTATTCGTTATAGTATTTATTATTCTAAGTGGAGTTTGTTTAATTCCATGAATATCAGTAGATCTTCTAGGCGCGGTTTTTGGCATACCTACCATTCCATAACTAATGATTTCTAATGGAGTTTTAGCACCATTTTGCAATAATGGATGTGAAGAATGCATAAATATTCCAGCATCATAATTTGAATTAGTAACAGTAGATACTGCTGTCCTTTGAGGGGTAGTTCCTGAAAAAGAACCTGACCATATAAAATCAGTAGAACCGTTGTCAGAAGTCCAATTAGTTATAACGGCGTTATCAAAATTTGAAATTCCAGCTCCTGAAATTATAGGATTTGTAGTATAATTGAATTTAAGTCCATATTCATATGAGTCATACCCATATCCTGAATTAGGGTCAATATCTCCATTAGTTCCCTCTGTTATAACATATAAATTATCATCGTTTGCAATATTTCTAAATCTTGAATAAATGAATTGTCCCTTTAATTGAATTGACTGATCTGGTCCATTATTAAAATAGGTAGCGTCAGTAGCTCCTGTGATGTTTTGATAAACAATAGGAACTAAGTCATATCTAGCTTCTTGTCTGTAATAATCACTGTTATACACAGGATCTGGTGTTCCAGTTCCAATACCAAACCTGGTATTAGTTGTAGAAATTGGAGCAGGTTGCGTAATATCACCCACTATTCTGCTTATTAGTTCAAGATCAGATGCTTTAGTATTTGATAATTCTATCTTAAAGTTTTTAGTAACGATAGCACCTTTACCATTTGTTGTAGGAATCTCATTAACATAATATCCTGCAAATAATTGAACTGTTGTATTATTAGTTACTGGTGTTACGTTACCATCTTCATCAATAATTTTTACTAATAATTCTCCAGTAGTTTTTTCAATAACGGCACGTAAACTCAATACTTCATTTTGAAGAGCTAATAACTTTTCATAAACTGAAATAGGAGCTTGTTGGTCTGTTAAAAACCCAGAAGCAATTGAATTAGCGTTGTGGGAATACGTGGTATCACCTGTGGTAAATGAATCTTCAACATGTTTATAAACACCCGCCGATTCTAAATCTGCCTTAATAGATACCTTTAACGCATCCATTTCATTTGACTTTATTGTATCACTTAATACATCAGTATTAATCTCAGCAACTGGAAATTCTATTTTATTAATATCTGACCATACTGACTCAACTGGATTTGCTGGAAATCCTGCCTCAGAAATAGACTTAACCATAAATTCAACGATTTCACCAGGAACTATAGGAAGATCAAATGAATTAAAGTTAACTGCATCCGCATCTTCTTCTCCTTCTATAATCCATACATATTTTCCTTCAGTATTCATCTGTCTTTTTCTAACAGGTCCTAATACTTCAGTCCAGTTCGAAAACGCTGCTGTTTTTTCAGTTTGATTTGTTGAATCTGTAAATTTAATTTGGTCAACAGAAGCAGTTTTACCAGAAGTAGAAACATATCTATATCTAATTTTAAATTGAACAACTTCTTGTGAAACTTCATTACCTATTTTCTTTGGTTCTGGAATAGACCAAAATCCTCTAACTCTAAATTTTGGAGCAACTGTCTGTAAATCTGCAGACTCTGCTGACGATTTAATCTCAGTTACAATAGATGAGAATAATTTTGATTCAGATTCTCTCTGTGATATTAATGAACTAAGCTCATTAATATGCGTATCCTTTTCTGCACTTGAAGAAAACTTCTTAGTATTTACTAAAGATTTTTTTTGTTTAATAGATTCATCTAATTTCTTTAAAGATTGTTCTGTTGCAATCTTGTCAGATTTTAGTTGTTTAATCTTATCTGTGTTTGTATTATCAGTAAGGTGTTTATTAATTTGAACAACTTTAAAATTTGTTGCATCAATCGTAGGTGAATCTGGTACAATTCCAACTGAACTAGGTGGAATATAATCTACCTTTAGTGATTTAATAAATTGTCCAAAGTCAGAAACTTGATCTCTATAATATTGTGCTAATGTCATAGAGACTCCAGTTGTATCTGTAATCTCTAATTCATTTGAATAAAATGCAATCCCAGGCGAAAAGTTCTCCGCTGGGATTTTAGAGTTAGGATCGATTGGTTTTACAAAGACAACTTGTCTTTCATTATATCCAACTTTAACTTCAATATCTAAATTGGTATCTACGTCTTTATAGATTCCAAGTTGATTTGCACCAAGTTTTACAACCTCTGAACCTTCTAATAATAAAAGTTCTAATTGTGAAGTTGAATTATCTATAGAAACGATTTGGTATCGTGTTCTATAATTACCAGAATTAATAATTAGTGAATCGCTAACCTTTAATGTTTCCGTATCTTTAAGCGCTTTTGCTGAATCAGTATATGTTAATTTATTAACCGTATATAATTTTATGGTTTTAGTCTGAGATACCCCATCAATAATATAATTCTTTTCAGCATTATCTATTTTAGTAACGTCAAAGGCTCCACTATATTGTATTAATCGCATCGGCATATCTAAAACCTCAGCGTCAACATAATATTTATATGCATTATCAAGTATTGCAGTTTTAAATGTGATATAGTCAATTTCACTTCCACCTTTATAAATTTCATCAAATGCAGTACTAGTTGCAGCATCTTCGTAATCAAAAATAAATCTTTCAACATAAACCTTTTCTGTTTCAACTGGAATTTGACCAGTGACATCAAGGTTTATTGTTAGTAATGGATTAAGAAAATCCTCGAAAAATTCATTTAATTTAGTAGTGAACGTTGTTGGAGTTGCAAGTGATGTAATATCCTTAGATGGACCTTTTAATCTTGCAGTATGGATAGTTCTATATGAACCATCCTTTAATCTTACGTTTGCATCAGATCCTTCAAGACCACTGATTGAATTAATATTATTATTTAATCTTTCAATTTCTCTTTTCAAATATCCAAACGCTGGAATTTGAATGGTCTCCATGGACCCTGTCTTGCTATTATAAAGATCAATAACCACCGTTTCTTTATTGGTGGTTATTGCTTCATTAATTCTATTAAAAGTTTCTAATGAGTTAGTGTTTAACTCCAAAAACTGTTCAAGTAATTGTGATATTGAATTGCTAGTGCTCATATTATCTTATAATTTCAAGTTCAAACGTTTTGTTTGTTTGGTCTACACATATTAATTCAATATATGGTTTTAGGCTTAATAGATTTGATGTATCTAATGTTGCCTTTAATAACCATCCATTTTGTTTATCAGTGTATATGTTAATTTTATTAGTTCCCAGTGATGGTAGTAAATTTTTAAAAGAGAACTTAATTATTTGTCCTTTTTTCCAATTATTAATACTATCATCTAGGTATATATTCAAATCTCCTGATAACACTCCAGTATTGGTATGAATTCTTATTAAGTTTTCATAAGGTCTTACTCTTGTAATAAGGCCTTTAGATGCAGTTAATGTCATATTGAATAAATTAGAAGATCCAATTAAATTTCCAGTAATCGCAGAAATAAAATCATATTCAAAGATATCATTCAATGTATATCCATAATTAGTGTTTACTAATTTTATAGAAGACTGTGTTGATTTATCTATTGTCATTCCATCACCACCTGATAAAACATCAGTATTGTATTGTACTTCTGTTGGTATCTGTCCATTGATTACTTGGTTTAATCTAGAGTTAACTGAGGTAATCATATCTAAAATAGATGTAGAATTAGCATAATTAAGAGTGGCATCCTCTAGGGATTTCTCTAGTGCACTCACCCTAACCGATAGATCAGCCGCTTCGCCCGATGTCATTAATAAATCTTCAACGGTTGCTAATCTATCAACGATACTTGCATATCTATTATTAGCTTCAACCATTAATTTCGCAGCATTTTCTAAAGCAGTGGTTGTGTCTAAGAAAATGTCCATTGAAAATGTGGTAAAGTCATTAATATTAGACTCAACTCCTACATTATCCAATGAGGAATTAAATTTAACATTAAGCTTTAATGCAAACGCATTACCATTTAATCCAGTAACATCGTTTGGTTTATATTTTGTCAATTCTGGAATATACCATCCAGTTGAATTAGGATCATTTTTAAAATTATCTAAAAGGATTATACCATATAGATTTGTTGATCTATTTACTACATTCGATTTAGAATATAAATCATAGTAAACTAAAATTGCATTAAATCTAAAATCTCCACCTCTTTTAGAATAATCTCCAAAATTATTTAATGTAGGATCATTTACTATTTTAGCATATATGGATGAGTTCCATTCAATTCCATAATTATACGAAGTTCCTGGATCCAAGTCTATAGTACCATCAACATTGTCAGCAAGAGAGTCTAACGTTAGATTAATATCCGGATGTGATTGACCACCTCTTCCATTTATCTCTGATCCTGGTAAATAATTTGAGGCAGTTGTATTATAATTTGAAGATTTAAATAAAATGTCTGGACTATATCCAGCATATGATGGAACATTTACAAATATTTCATTGTAAGTATTTCCTTGATAATTCTTGTCATTAGATACATCAATGTTTCCAAGGTACTTTACAACTCTATTATAATTATTACCAGTATCGGTGGTATCTTCATTCTCAGTCACTCTAGAATATCCAGAAATGGCCTCCTGTGTGGTTGCAGGTTTAACTTCAAATGCACCTAAGTGATGTAACCATTTAAAGAAAACTTTCTCAGCATCCGACGCATATATTGAAGGATCAAAATCGTCATCAGTCAAAATGAAGTTTTCAAAATTCAGTGCGTAGTTTTGCAACGTTTCTGCAAAACTAACGTTTGCATCGGCATTTGGAATATATGATGATGCGGGTGAAGCTCCCCCTTCGAATAAATTTTCGAATTGGATGTAATTTTCACCATTTGAAGGAGCAGCAACTACCGGAATATCAACGAGCGCAAATTTAGAATATTCAAAATTAATATCTGGATTATAGTATGCTCTCGTTAAGTCCCTAGCTGCACCTGAAAATGCATACATAGTTCCTCCTTGTTCTTGAGGTATTCTTATTAATGGTGTTGCCATTTAATGTATGTTTATATTTATTATGTAGGATATGTTACTGTTGCGTTAATTGCTGAAACTACATAGAATTTTGAAATTATACTAGAATACATCAATGTAATAGATCCTGATGCCTTAATTGTAACAACAGTAGGACCTTGAAGTTTACTAACATTTAAATTTATTACTCCATTTCCCGCAATTAATGTGATTAATTGGCCATCTTCCGCATTTGGAAGTACAATTGGAGAACTAAATGCACCCAAAATATATGTAGATGCTAGATATCCAGCTGTTGGAATAGTAGTAATCCCAGTTTCTATATTCAAAATTAATGCATTTTGTAAAGTTACCTTTGCATTGAAAATAGATGCAACGTTTGCCGTAATATCAGTTGAAGAAACAACCAACGTGTCTATTGTACCATTGTTTGTTCTAAGGGTACCTCCCTTAATCTCGCCAGTTAATGATAATGTTTGATTTGTTGTATTTAACACTGATGCAAAGTTACCAAGTTGGGTATTTAATGCACTAAAATTATTGTTAATTACAATTCTTGATGAGGAAACACTGTCGGTTCCTAAGATAGTTGTTATACTTGCCATTTTAAATGATTTTTAATATATTTTTATTTATTTTGTTTTTATTTCCGTTAACATCTGTTAATTCAAGCTCTATAGTGTAATCACCCTTATACTTGAATAAGTATGTTAGCCACGTATTACTATAATATATATCATTAACATTTTCACTATTGTTTTTTAACGTCCATTTTTGCGAAATAATACCTGGCATATTTGTAATATCATATGAAAATGTAACATGGTTTAATCTATTCACTTCCATATGTGTATCAATTATACATATATCATTAAAATCCGGATTGTAACTTGTAAAGTGAACTTCAGATCCGGGCACTATAATTCCGCCAGTAGGATTTAAAAATCCTGCAATTTCAAAATCGTTTGTTCTAGAAGGTTCTTCACCAACTACCAAAATATAGGTGCATTCATCTTCAATTCCATCTCCACCATTATCCTTTAATATCGCATTATAATTAAATCTAGTTAAAATAGGATGTTCAGTTGGATCTAAGGATGATAGTTCATTTGCGACATTACTCCATGCTACTAAATCATTTTTATCAGTAGGATATGTTGATATTATTTTATATGAATCTATTATTTCAATATTAGTCCCAGGATCTACCTGTTTTATAAAAAATTCATATCCATTAGTATACCCTCCTGATTGTCTAATATCAAATTTAAATGAAGACGTAATATCAGCGCCTACTCTCATCATATCCCAATTAACTTCTGCACCGTCATTCCATTCCTGGGTTCTTAATTCTTTCCATTGATATGGACCTGGAGTTTCATTAAATCCAGTAGGTGTACTACTATCTAAATATCTTCTAACTGTTGAGAATTCCTCTCCATCATCACCGTCGTGTACATAATTTGCTCTATCTAATGTTAAATAATATGTTGCAATTATACTATCTAAATTCGCGGTATTTTCTCTAGCCCAATCCCAGTCGCTTCCAGTATCTTGCCAATCATATTTATATTGGTTCCAATTTAATTTAGGAAGCATACGTTGAAATAATCCATATACTTCAACATTTTTATTTTTTACTTCAAAATAATTCTCTTCTCTCCATGAACTTCTTACATTATATAAATCAAATATTGCAAGTTCTACCGAGTACATTCCATCAAATGGCAATACTAATGGAAATTGCTGATACTCCGGATGAAATATTCCAGTGTTATCCCAATAACCTACACCACCTCTAAATGTTTTTAAATAATTATTAGGTCCCTTTACTATCCATTCCATTTCATAGACTCCTTGTTTCCACCAATTGTTCCATGTCAATAAATGATTACCTGTATCGTTTGCATCCATCCACGTGAATTCAGCTGAATCCCACATATGTATAAATGAATCTGCACTTAATACAATAGGACAACCTACAGGTATACCCTGTAGCGTATTAAAGGACGATAGATCATCATTATAATACCCATTATAAAAATTTATAATTGATTGCGTAATTTCTTCTCTGTCAGAATCTGTTAATACATTAAAATCTTGATTAATTCCAGTAAGCCTATAATCTACCTTTCTAAGATCTTCAATAAATACCTGTCTTTTCTCAGGTATTCTGTGGAATGTAACATCAACTCCTGCATTTTGCACCTTTATTGAATGTTGATTATTCCATACATTTAAATTAAATTGAGAAAAGTAATCGCCTTCTCCCGTGATATCTACAATTTTAGCCTGTAATGGTAAAAAATTCTTTTGTAGTTTATTTTTTAATCCGTACAATTTAATCAATACTTCATCAGGGGAATAATCAATAGACTCTTTAACAGTTGGGATATCCCATTCGTCTACACCGCCATCTGCCTCATTTAATCTATAAACTAATGAAAACCTACTTGTCTTTTTAAGATTTGAACTTGGAAGTTCGTGTCCTTTATTTTTATCTGCTAAAAATCCAGTAACCTCTTGATTTGGAATAGCAACTGCCTTTAATTTTCCAAAATTTTCAGACTGTTCATTGATATTTAACCAATATTCTTTAAGAGTTATTTTGTCATAACCGAAAAAATCTATTGCATTTAATAGAGCCTTATACGTTCCTACAAACGGTTTAATAGTGCTTGCCTGTAAAAGTAATTCTTTACGCTTTTGATTCATTAACAGCCAGTCAGGAGATAACTCCTTAATGTCTGCATCTTTAAGTATCATATAATCTTCTGGAGTAAGAGTCATTCCTATATTTGATAATAGGACTGCAAGTCTTTCATCTTCTTCTTCAGTTTCTCCGTAAATTCTGATGGTTGCCACTAGAGTTTCAACTCCATCTGTAATTTCAGTAATATCAAGAAGTCTAGTATGATAGTTGTCAATATTACTCATAAGAGCAATATTACATTTCATCGGAGATAATGGAAGGTTTCCTCCAATTATTTTAAATCCATCTGAATTTATTCCTATACTTAAGGTTGCATCTAATAAATCAAAGGTTTGTTCTTCGATTTTTTTAATCTCTAAATTACCACCTATATTTTCAGCGCCATACATGAAAATATCTTCACTAAATTCATATCCATTAAAGAATTTAAATTTAAATGAAGTAGGATTTGCATTTTCTGCAATTGGTGTAATGTATTTGGTATTTCCCAACTCCCCTTGAACTTCCTCTAATATATAAATAGTAAGAGTTTCATAAAGACCGGTTGAAACCTTTGGTAAATAACAAACACCTTCCCATATATTCGTGTCTGAATTATATAGAAGGTTTAGGTCATTTGATTCACTATCAAAGAATCTTAATTTATTATATGCCATTATTATTTAACTTTTTTGTCTCCCTTTTTAAGGGTAAAGGACTTATATGATTTTAAATATGTAACTGAATCTACTAAATCTGCAATAACATGCTGAATCATAATTATAAAGTCATTTACTGCATCATTTCTCTGAATATATTGCGAAATTGAATTAATTAAAATATTATTTCTGTAATTATTTCCAACATTTTTCCTATCATCCATTGCGGATAATCTAGTATCGTATAATTTAACTTTACGAACTTTAAATAAATTACTTAATAAGTCCATTATAATGCTTTTCTATTTTGCGATTGTACTCTACTGAATATTGTATTTGGGACTGCAGGTTCATCAAAATAAATTGAAAGTGCTGCCATTTCTCCCATCTTTGCATCATCTAATACTGTTATCCCTTCTCTGTCTTGCCATCCACCTCTAAATAATGCAACTTCTTCTTTATCTAAAAGAATATCTCCAAATGAATCTAAGTTAATTACATTCTCTGGAAGAGCGGCTCCTGCTTCAAAATTAATATTTGTTTTTGTAACTGTTCTCTTAAAGAAAACATATTTAGATTTTCCATTACCAATATCTTCAAGTATTGGAGTACTCGGTGTAACAGTAACTGTTTCGCTTGTATAATATCCATTTCGTCTAGCAGTTTCCTCAGCCTCTGAAACAAATCTAACATTTACTGAATCTATTCCATCAACACCTTCCAACAGTGCAATAATATCAGACTTTGGCAAACGGTCTCTTCTTGTTATATTAATTAAATAGTTTGAAATTTTAGAACGAATTGCAGTATATAAATTTGTTTTATCATATCCTTCAAAATATCTAACTTTAATATCCATTCTAAAAAATTGAACCTTAGGATCAACCACTTTTACCTCAGTTGTAACCATTTGTTGTCCTGATTTTTCTATATTAGATAGTATTCCATTTATTTCATCTTCAGAAAAGAAAAATTCTTCTCTATTAAGATTAAAATAATCATTATTTTTTGAAAGTTTTTTCGCAGTATCAGGTAACATAAATAAATATATTACATTGTCATCGTCAATATATCCATCATCTGTTGTGTTATATGCATCTAAATATGAAAACATACCGTATCTCGAAAGAAAGGCCTCATAGTGTTCAGGAGTTGCCAAGACAAATGAGTGACTTTGCATCGGTGCTATTAATTTTGTAAGTTCAATCGATTCTGGATCTGTTCCCATTACCGGTGCTGTTGTAAATGAAGATTCTAGTAATTTATTTAAATTATACGAGTTTCCTAAAGAATCGTATCCTTCGGTTTCAAATGTAAAATTAAGATCTTTAGAACCTGTCAAATTACCTTTGCTCCCATCCGTTATCATATATTCTACATCAATGGTAGCTCCTTCAACTGGAATCATTCCAAATGATCCATTTCCAAAATAAATATCTAAACCACCAGTAATACCTGTTTTTACAATATACCCTTTAGTGCCATACTTCATATCATATAAAGAATCGTATTTGCTCCATGGCTCACTATTCACACTCAGTTTAATAGAATGGTGGTCAGTATTCTTTTTAATAATAAGATTAAATGATTGCAGTTTTTCACCAGTTCCAGTTATAGTTTGATTTTCTATTTTACCCTGCATTATTGGAATATACAAATATTCAGGATTACTTTTTTCAATTCTAAACTGATCATTACTTGTTTTTAATAAATAATATAAGTTATTTTTATTAGCCTTAATTATTGTATTTGCTGGAATATTAATAGCATCTCCTGCGATATCATTAAATGCACTAGTATTCAATCTTATTTTTATTTCTCCAATCGCAGAACTTCCTCTATATGAATCATGTCCGGCTAATCTAGCAAGACCATATATTGATTCATTATTCTGTGCGGTTAATATGTTTTGTTCAACGGTTGCATCCTCTATATAAAAGAATATTAAATTAGAAAGCTCTGTTAATACTTCTAGTATTTGTGAAAATGGAGAAGCCCTTGTAAATAATTCTCCACCTACTCCATATAATCTACTGATATATGTCCTAGTGTCTGCTAACATTTCACTAGCCTTTATTCTAGCGGTTGATAAAAATTTTAATTCTGCCATTTTTTTTATATATTTTATATGTATAGTCCTAATCCATATCTATTATCAATAGTAATATCGATGTAAACTGCATTCCTATCGGACTGTGTGGTATATGATACTTCAACGCTCACCGGATACTTTGCAGACAGTGGAATATAACGTGATATTGCATTATTTACTACTCCCATTAACATGTCATCATTATACATGAATGAATACACATAATCTTCTAAGTTTAATCCAAATTCAGGATCTCCCATTACCTCTCCCTTATTTGTAAATACTAATGTTTCGATTTGAGTTAACATCATTTGAATTTCCTCATCCGACTGCATTTGGTCATCTCTGTAATTAGGATCCCCTAGGGTTTTTATGTATAGTTCCATAGTATTATATATTTGTTTAAGAATGCATCATCCAATCTACACCCTCATCTCCTTTTATTTCTTCAATTACTTTATCTAATTCATCTTCACCAAGACCCTTGATCGCATCCGCATTTACTTCAATATTTCCAGGAAGAGAAAACCCAAATATAGATAATTTTTGTCCTAAAGAAATTTTAATTTTTGCTGCACAATATCTAAAGAAGATTTCATCATCGAAAAGTGCACATTCTGGAATTGTTTCATAAACGTTAAGAATAACATTTTTCTTTGGAGTTTCTCCTGTAAATCTTAATTCATGCGTTAACTGATTATAGTGATATCCTATTGGATTTTGAATAATTTGTCTGGCAAGGTCAAAGAAACTTTGATTAATTACATAGTATTGTAAATTTTCAGCAGCATCAGCCGTTCTAGATCCTCCGCTCATTCCGCTCATTAACATTCTTTCAATAGAAAAATCTCCTTGCGTAAAGTTGATATCCATTGAACCTCCCCAATTTGCACCAACTTCAAATAATCCATAAACTGAATAGACTTCATTTCCTCCAGTTACTATATCCATTTTAGGAAGTGTAAAACTTCTTTTATTTTTAAAGTGGTCTGAACTGAATAATTCAACAGGTAAAACCATAAAATTCTCTCTAACCGAATATTCATAATTTTTATAAAACCATTTCTTAGCCCTTAACACTATATTTTGCACTTCTTTTCTTGGAAGATTCATAGGAATCATGCAAGAACCTGTAATTTCATCAGCTAATTCGTTAACAAAGTTATTAAAACAATCACTTCCCCATGTAGGATCATTTAATAAATCGTCGTTTCCTATAATTATATTACTCATTATACTATTTTTATTTTTATATTAATTTATATTTAATGATTTCAACATCATTAAATTTCGCAAGTTTTTTGTCATAACTTCCTTCTCTAAAAATACCACCATGCATGGTACCTTTAAATATTCCTTTTCCATATATATAACAATCTGACGTAACACATGAACCATGCACATATGATGAATCTAATTTACTTGAATTTATTTGAGTACTTGAATAAAAATTACAGTAATGAATATCAGATCCACTAATATCGCAACCATACATATCACATTCTGAAAATTCTCCTCTCAAGAAACATCCGATAAATTCATATCCATGCAAATCTACACAATATTCTAATTTACCATCAGCCACTTGAATTTTACCATTATCTGAATCGTAATTAATATGCCCCTTTGTTAAAGTTCCATGTGTAAATAATTTCATAACACGGTCTTTAACACTTGGCCAATAAAGATCTACTATTTTTGGATTGTCTTTTAAATCAACTGTAAATTTAACATTTTTCCAATTGTCCTGTAGTGTTTTCCAATCCTTTCTTGCATCAATTATTCTTTGATTTTTAGAAATTATTTTTTTAAGTTCAATTGCGTTTAATTCTGAGAATTCAGTATTTTCAGTTGATTTCCATACCTGCAATAGAAAGCTGTCGACTAGATGTAGAATTGTAGTTGTTTTCTTTTCCCAATCTGCGCCACCAACATATCTAAATTCAAGATAGTTTTTGTGCCTCTTTTCAAAATTGATACCATAATATTTAGTATCTGGAAATATGAAGTTTTGTTGATTGATATATTTACCATCAAAGAAATAGGTATCTTCTTTAGGTAAAACAAATTTAATTGATTTTGCATACGCTGAATTTTCTCTCTTTGGAAAGAATTTAAACACCTGCTCTTCATTAAAATCTAAAATGAATTTAAGAGTATTCATTTTAGAGATTCTATATTTATTTTCTATTTTAGATTTATCAAAAGAAAGATTTAGGTGAATTGACGAACGATCATTAGTATATCCATTCTTTTCTATCCAATCACATACTTTGATTATCATTAATCTTGCTGCGAAATAAGGTAACGCCCCTGTAACTAATTCTAAAAGCTTAGCTCCACCTGACATATCAGGTTCTATTTTAAATTCATCTTGAGTTACTTCAAAATCGCTGTGTGCTTTTTTCTCAACATGTATTTTTTTGCCAAGCATTTTTGCAATCTGATCTGCAGTTTCTTCTGCTGATAAATTTGAATAAAATTCAAATTCAACACCAACTAAGGCATTTTGTAAAATATTTGCATCATTTAGATTATTCATTACTATATAGATATATTACTTATTAAGTTATATATCTTAGTAAAAAACTACACCATAGAATCTCGTTTTGCTTGTAGTTTTTTAAGTTCTTTAGTAGCACCTATCAACCACGATTTATTTGAATTTACATTTAAATATTTCCAATGATCTATTCTAGAATTTAAATATCTTTCTTGTTCTTTGTAATAATGCGCCTCATCATTATTATAATTTTTAGCAGCATCTCTTTTTATTATTTCTTCCCATGTAGGAGATTCACGCCAATCTTCTTTAGACTTTAAGATTTTTAATATTTCAGCATCCGTTACTTTAGAATTAACTTCAACCTTTTCTTCAGCAGTTTTGATACGTTGTTCATAGCTATTAATTTCTTTATTAAGTTTTTCAAGCTTAGACATTTTCTTAATTTTCTCAGTATACTCTTTTGTTATTTCACTAACCCCTGTTTTAGGAATTGTTGTTTTAACAATATATCGATAATGAAGTCTTTGAATATTATGTCCACCTGCGTAAATAGCTTCAGTATTAAAATTATATGTAATTCCATCTCTTTGAATTTGAGAAGAAATTTCAATATTTCCTTTGGCACTTTTCCTAACATTAAGTGAAATTAATGAATCTGATGGCATTGTGTATATCTCAATAGATTTAACCATGTCATATATTAAGTTTAACCTAGCACTTTCTCTATCATACTTGGTAAATTCCTGTTTAAATGTTTCAACAAACCATTTTTCGGTTGCAGCTAGCATTTCAACAATTGTCGGTTCTAATGAATCTAAAATAATATTAACAATATTATTTTGTTTTGATTCATTAATAAATTCGTTGTATTTCATTAGTTTACTCATACTATATTTATCTGTTTTAATTATAGTGTAAATATAAACAAAAAACCCGAGATTAAAAAATCTCGGGTAAATTAATTTATAAAAGTTATTAACAATTACAGTTTTAAGAAAACTTTTCGCGTATCAATATCGATTCGTATAACTTGTACTGTGATTGGACTATTTTTAGTAAGTGATTCAACTTCCATGCCTTCAGGTAATTCAGATACATGTAATAATCCTACAATTCCATCTCCAATATCAACGAATACTCCATAATCTTTAACAGACTTAATAGAACCTTGTACTTCTGTTGGAAACGATTTATATTTTCCAATTATTTCTTTCCAAGGATCTACAGTTTCAGCGTATTCTAATTGTGTTAAAGTAATTTTAGTATCGCTAATAATTTCTTTCACTTTAAATTCAATTTCATCACCTGGTTGAATTTCTCTAGATTTATGTTTCTTAGCCATTTCTAAAGTTAAATCATTTGCATGAATCATTCCAGTTAAACAACCATCGAATTCAACAAATACTCCGTATTTAGCAGAACCTGTAACATTTCCGGTTTTAGTTTCTCCCATACTGTTTCTAAGTTCTTCAACTTTACCAGGAATTAGGGCTTGTAAGTATTTTCTATGTGAAACAATTACAGTACCTCTCTCTGGAGAGTAACTCATAGGAACTACATACATTTGTGTATTTAAAATAGACTCAAATTCTGCAAGTTTATTAATTCCAGCAAGAGAACCTGGCATAAAACAATCGATACCTTGTACATTTACGAAATAACCGCCGTTTGGAATCATTCCAGTTACTGTTCCAATATAAGCTGTATTTCCATCTTCAATTGATGCTAAAATTTCTCTAAGAATCGCAGCTTTAATTCCAGCTTCAACTGATCCAATAACAAATCCTTTAACATTTCTATCTCCTGTAATTTCAACAGATACCTCAGTTCCTGGTATTAATTTTAATTTTGAAATATCGGATTCTCTTGACATATTTACATAAACCATTTCTCTATGGCCTATATCAATGGATGCCCATTCGGTATCAACTGAATACACTTTTCCAGTATAAGTTTCTCCAACGTTTACTGCAAATACTAATGTAGTTTGTGAAAATGAATTTTCCATTAAGTCATAAAGTTCTTGAGCATAAGGTTCTCTAGAATATACTTTGTGACCATCCTTTGTTTTTACATGTGAATTTGGTCTTTTATATGATGATGGACAATCCGCCAAATGCGCGTCCCAATCAAATCCAATAATCCCTTCCGTTACTAACTGTTTTTTTGACATTTTTTTTGTTTTTAAGTATTAATAATTATAATATGTTATATATATATGTTTTTCTTAGAATGCAAGTTTACTAAATCCTACCATCGGAACCGTAACAGTTCCCATTGTTAATTTACCGATATATGTAAATTTTAATTTTAGTAAATGTCTAGCACATGATACTGCAATCGCAGTTGAAACTATTCGTGCAGCAGGTCTATTTAAATAATCTAATTGAAACCTTTTACCAGAATTCCATGCCTTTCGTAAGTCATTCGCTAAAATACGGGTATTTCCGTATGATATTGGTAAAAAAACACCTGGATCAGGAACATTACATGGAGGAATTGGAGGAGCATTTGTGAATGGCGCTGGGCCAGTTGACATCCAGTATTTAATAATACAATCTGCCATTACAAAGTACGGATCATTTTCATCCAAAGTTCCTTCATTTTCCTTTTCCTTTTCAGAAATTTCATTAATCCATCTTCTTTTTAATTCGTTAAATCTTTCCTGTTCTATTTTATATTTATTTAGTTTAACCTCCAACGCATCCTTATCCGCCTTCTTTTTATAGTTAGTATAAAACGCACCTACGAAATCATTAGTTGATTTTTTATAATCAGATAATCCCATGTACATGTTAGTAGGATCATACACGTATCGTACTATAAATTCAACAGTAAGCCATTTTGGTAAACGTTTGACATGTAATTTGTATTCCTCTTGAAAAAACCTATCATGTAAATTGCGATTAAACAATGTTCCAGACTGCATACTATTTAATACGCGGGCCTTTACCATTTTAAGAAAAGGATCCGAGCTATTAATATCTATGTTTTCAATCCACCTTCTAAAGAATTCACTTCCATCATTTTGCATTAAGATCCTATTGGTAACATATTCTACCCTTGAATTCACATTAACGTCTTCTACTATTTGTCTCTCTGGACCTTGGTCAACACTAATAATGCGTGGAATTCCATCTGGGGTTATTTCGATCGAAGCTCTTTGATTAACGTTTTTTAATTCTATTTTTTTAGTAGAATCTATTGCACTTTCAAATACATATTCATAAAACCCTGGTTCTGTTGGTATTTTAACACTAGAGACACTCTGTGAATCAGTGGTAGTATTAAATACAACTCCATTTAGTTTATATGTAATTATATAAGGTGCTTCACCGTCACCCCCTGTTACCTTCATAGTAACTTCATTTCGAGGTGTATTTTTAATAACTTCAGATAAATTTTCTAGTGTTATATCTATTTCTCCAAATACATTAATTTCAGTAGGCGGAGCTCCAGGCAATTTAATTGGGCATGTTGATGGAAAAAATTGATAAAACAGGAAAGGATCAATCGTATCCTTATTTTCAAGGATCCAATTTTCCATATCGCATAATGGATCAATTTTTGGGTCTATCTCTGGAAAAGATTCGAACATATCATCGTACAATTCATTTCCAAATTTATCAATTAAAGTAGGTTCTTTTGAAGTATATAACATATTGAAGGCTTTTTTAAATCCTTCTTCTAATATCTTCTTTTGACCAGATTTATGTGTATTGTTGAATAACGTTTGTGATGTTTTAACGGCATTAAAATATTCATTAGCAACGAACATGCCAATGTGATCTGGCCCAGTAGAATCTCTACTGATCAGCTTATTTGAAAGATTATATATGAATGTTGGCCACTGAGCAGGCATACTTTATTGTTTTAATAAGTTATATATTCTTATTATTTTCCTTTTTGTTGGTAATCAATATGTGCACTCTTTAAACTTGAAATGGTTAAAGGTGTTGGAGTAGATGGTGGACCTGAAGGACCTGTAGGTGTCGGATGTATATGCTTTTGATAATCATCCAACAATTTATTTAACCATTTTTCTAAAGAAACTCCGCGAACCGCTGGTTCTTTTTCATCTTCTGACCCTTCGCCGGTATTACTTAAAAATATATTTCCAGAGTCTAGAAATATTTTTTCGGTGGTTGATATTTTAATATAACCCTTTTCATCAATTTGAATCAATGGTCTTTCTTTAGCTCCACTACCTCTTGTAATTACCAATCCATCCTCAGGTGAGTGATAGATTCTAATATTTCTTACTTCATCATATACTAATGAAACAACATCATGCGCTGCGGTAGATGCATCTAAAATATCTTTCTTTAATGATTTGCTTTGATCTATTTGAAACCAGTATTCAGGATGATATATGTTTCCATTATCGAATCGTACTGCAACAATAGTACCAATATTAGGAGTGTGATGAGAACCAACAAAATCCCTAGTCATTGGAGTTGCCCATGGAATAGAATCATTTGGTAATTTATCAAATTTTCCAAATACCTTTACCTTACATCTTCCTAAAAATTTAGGGTCATTATTATCTACAACCTCACCAATCCAGTGGGTTTCTCTAATATTATCTTTATCTAACTCTTTATCGGTTGCCATTAATTATATACATTTCCTAGGTTTTTAATAGCAGCTATATCTAATCCTTGTTTAATAGTGCTTCCAACTACATTTCCATTAACATTTGATTGAATTGCATTTCCAATGTTTCTTTTTTGTTGAGTTACATCAGTTGCATTATCTAGCTTTCTAACTATATTAGAGAATACATTTTCCATTGATGGAATTCTATTAACTGTTCTAGTTCTAATTTCCTGTACAATCTCCCTCTTTTTATCTTCAGCTAATTTTTTTATAGCATCAACCCCTTTACCTGCAATATCGACAATTCTTCCGGTGGCTTTTTCTTTAGCTAACTCAAGTGGAGTTTTACTAGAATTCTCAAAAAATTCAGAATCAGGCGATGGAGATACATTATTTTTTGCGTATGGAGATTCCTCTATAATTCCATTAAGTACCCTTGCTTCTACCTTTTCCAATGTTTCATATTTTAACGTAATTGAGTTAGTTGCCATTTCTGGATTTTTCGAAAGATCTGCAAAAATAGCAGTACCGGTTGTCATATCGAATTCACAATATCCCAATCCTGTCATAAAATATGGTCTTCTAGTTGTTCCCATTATTCCAGCGTTTTCATTCTGTGAATCAATCGTAGGTTTAAAGTTACCAGGAAACCCGCTAACAGCATCTTTATTTAATTTAGAAGGAATTCCATTCATTTTAGTACTAACATTCGTCTGAATACTTCTGACCTCAGTAACATAAATATACATTTTAAATTTTCTAAGATTAATGGGTAATATATATGTCCATTTTGTTTCATCAAAGATAGCGCTACGATATAAATGCATTAAACCTGCAATAGGTAGATTAAGAGATTCTAATGTTTCTATTTCTAATTTTGCGTCATCTCCTCCTAAATATGCATTCATAGGGTCATGTTGTTTAACTCTGTCCAATCCCTTTAGGGACTGCCAATACCATGGCATTTCATCATTAATTACTTTAAGAGCTTTCTTAAAATTAATAAGATCTTCAAAACGATCTCTATAATATTGACGTAAAACTCCTGCGTCAGTTTCACCTGCGTCAGCGTGTCCTAAGTTGTATAAGAATAATTCAGCAGGACCCAGTGTATCTGGTTTAGTAATATCACCACTACCTGCGAGCAATGGAGATTCTTCTGGATTATACCAGTCAAATAAAAGGGCAAATGAAAGGTACGTAGGATCCTGATATGGATATTTCTTAAGCGAACCTTTTCTAAAATCCGATACATTTTTAAAATCTGACATGTATTATATATTTTTTATTTATTATGAATGTAATATTAACTAACCTTTTTGCATTTTTTCAACGCCAGGATAACTATCCTGTAATCCTAAAATGGCAGTTCGTTTTAAATCATCATCGGTTACTCCTATTAGTTCATTTCCTGTAAATATCAATACCCCAGCTTTAAATACTTTTATTCGTGTTAAAGGGCCTCTCTCTACAAATACATATGAATATTCGGATGATTCCGGGGTTGGTTCTGACGTAGGAGCAGGTTCTGCTACTGGAGTCGGAGGTGGCTCAGGAGTTGGTGGTTCAACTGCAGGTGGAGTTGGTGGTGTCTCTTTAGGTTTAGAAGTAGGGGCAACTGTTTCCTCATTAATATTATTAACCCTACTTGGCCACTCTCTTCTAAGTAAATTTACCTTTTGTGAAACCGACGCATTACCAGACTTATAGATATATTGAATTCCCCCAACTATATAATATCCACTTAAAAATTCATCAACAACATATACTGACGGATTTCCTAAATTTGAGTCTTCTATCTTTTTACTTTCAAATCCACCTTTATCTTTTGCATCATTTATTTGCTTTTCTGCTAGCATTCTATCAATATCATTATTATAAATAAATACTGGTATTTTGTGATATTTATGTATCGCTGGATTAAACGTTGGTAATTCTATATCTAACGACATCTTTTTAACTTCATCAATATTTTGCGCATTCGATATTGCAGCATATTCATAGTTAAGATGTACATTTGCAGTATCGGGATCTCCTGACTTTCTGCCAACATATTTATATTTAATTTCATTTTTATATCGATCTTCATCTCTTCTACCTCTCATAGGTTCATCAATATCCTTCATGTTCTTACTTGCGAGTGGTTCAATTTCATGTGAAACTAATCCTTCTTCAGAATCATTTTCATAATATTGTAAAACTCTTTTATATCCATTTTTTTTAGAAGAAGCACCTGCTCTATTTTTTAAAGATTGTGAAGATATAAATCTATTTGTACCTTCATCTCTAACATGATTTGAAAAAACAAGAGGTAATTTAGCCTGATTTATTGCATCATCTTTAATATTGGCGGATGGCATATCTGTAAAATCTGGACCATATGCTAAAATTGCATCTTCTAAAGTTTCTTCAGAATCAAATAATTTATTTAAATTAACATAATTAACATAATAATATTGATCTATACTAAATGTTTGAAAACTATCTTCATCTATATAAGAGTGTCTTACGAGATCTTCTAATGTATCGTACATTGAATTAAATGGTATTACTAAATTCATTTCATCGTCAGATGAATCGATATTAGTAGCAACTCCTAATTTTAAATCATTTGCAATAGATTCAACATGGTCTATTGATTTTCCCTTTCCATACGATTTACAATCTTCAGAGTATAATCCAGGCACTTTAAGTCTTCCTGTGAAAATATATTTACCACCTTTCATATCTGAACCTTGTTGCGGTGTTTCAACATTTACAATATCGAAATCCATTCTAATATCCTTATATGTCTTTTTGTCAAGTGAACCTATTCTTAAATTTATTACGTCGCCATCCCTTGGAAAGGTATCAACACTAAACTGTCCATTGGTATCTATAAGTACTAAATCGATTGTAGGTAAAGTTCCCATGCAATCGACTAACATACTTTTAATATTTTCCATATTAAACATGTATCGATTAATCATTACTATTAAATTCATTCCCTTGGATAAATTAGCGTTATCATTACCTTCACCTTCTCCCATGGAAGCAAACTCAAGTTTATCTAACTTAATGGTAGGTTCTGTTATTGTTAATATATGATTGTCTATTGATGCCATTTACTATATAATTATTGTACCGTTTCCGATTGATATATGATTTTCGCCTTCTTTTAATACGTTTGGAGGTAATATTTGTTTGGATCCATTGGATTTTTGAGTTGCTTTTCGCTGTAGGTATTCAATTCTCTTTGCATCTTTAATAGGTAATCGTTTAGTATCAATGAATTGATTACGAATTGATGCATTAGACGCATTTATATTAGATATTTGTAGAATTTTAACAGGAATAATTGTTTGTAAAGCAGATTTATTATATGGAATTTCAATCACATCTCCTATATTTAGTATAAATGGATTTGATATATTATTCCATTTTAAAATAAAATCAACATAATTTTCATCGGTATAATACTTTAAAGATATTAAATCCATTCTACCAATCTGATCCTCTGTAATAATATGTTCTGCGATTACTCTAGTATCGCTTGCAAAAACAACAGTCGGTGTTGTTAAAATTATTTTACTTCCATCTATTGAAAATGGCTTAAGTTCTAATGTACTAAATTTCATTATCCATTACTTATTTTTCTAAATACATTCACAAATTCGCTAGCGGTTCTTTTACCATCTCTATTTCCATAAGCACTAACATCTTCTGTTTTATTAATATCTGCAACATCATCAGGTTGAACGTAAAACCTTCCTCTGCCTGAATTAAACATTGATTCGATTTCAGCCTTATCGCGGGGTCTTGCTGGTTTTAATGTAATACTTACAACCATTCTCTCAGGAAAATCTTGAAGAGCAGTTGCACCTTCAAAATTAATTTCGCAATCTGTCATTGCTAAATTACCACAAACCATTATAGGATTTAATGGATTTCCAACAGTAACATGCCATTGCCCCGTAGGATCTCCAGTTAAAAGAGCTGCAGCGGCTTGACCTCCCTGTGGTGTGTTAAACATTTCCATTAAACTACCACCTATTAAATTATTCAATAATTTATTATTTGCTAAGTTTTTCCAATTAGCAGGGTCAGCAACTCCTTGAAATAACTTACCCATATCTGAAACTATAGATCCTAAAAATCCACCGTAATCGCCAGATCTAAGTTTTGCCAAATCCCCTAGGGGTTTTGCAACAGATCCATCGCTAATATATCTAACACTACCTCCCCAAAATGGAGCATTATTATAGGTAAGCGCAAGAATATTTGATAATTGGTCTAACATCATCACCTTTGGGTTAACTCCTTCAAAACTCTTAAGTTCATATTCAAATTTAAGTTTAAATTCATTAGAGAATTTAAGTCCTTGTTCCCTTACCAATGTATTTTTGATAACATTTAATGGTCCAAATACATGATTTGGATATGTATCTGAAAATGCATCATAACCTGCATTTTGTTTTTGTGCATTTGATGAAACTGCATCCTTTCCAGACGCTGCGTTTGCCGCAGCAGATAAAAATTTGTTGCTATTTACTAGATTTCCAAAACTTCCACTCGCAGCACCTTTTTTCGATTGTAATGTTTGCACTGCAGCCTCTGCATCTTTCCATTCAAACCCATGCGAAAATTTTAATATTTCAGCCATTGAATTTCCAGGAGCTTCTCCTAGCCATGTTACTGCCCTCGCAATATCGGGTTGTCCAATTGCTTCTAACTTACTACCATCTGCAGATAATCCTTTAGGTGTAATAATATCATCAGTACATGGATATGCAAATCGTCTTAAGGTTATAAGCATATTATTTGGAATTTTTCCAAAATATCTAGTTAATGCAAAATCGGAATAATTATATCGATATCCTAAATTGCCCTCAACCTTTCCTGTGATTTCTATAATTTTAGAAGCAGTTGGATTAATTAAAGTTAAAGGATCTATTTTAGAGTATCTTCCCGAGCCTACATTAAGTCCATCGACACTAAGATCTAATGGATTCCCTCTATAATTAACGAGTGAGTATTTATTGAAAATAGAATAGGGTCTTTTACCTACGGTAATAACCTTACCCTTATTTGCGCCTGCTTGTGTAGAGGTATATTTCTCAGATTCAATTTCTTCAGTATAGTACTTAGATTTTGATGATGATATTATGGTAAATGGTTCATCGGAAGCTTTAGCGCGATTTGCAGTTTGATCAGGAGTACCGGTACTTTTAATTCTAATACCGCCTCTCCTAACTCCAGTATGTACTCCATCAGAATTAGCGCCATCAGTTCCTAATGGGTCATACCCTGTTACGCTTTTGATTGCACTTATAAATCCTTTACCCAAACTTGATTTATTTGCATATTCAAATCCGGATTTAGATGTTTTAGAAATAGATTCCTTTATTTTATCAAAATAACCTTTGGTTGCATCTGGCATTTTTATTAGATATATTTATTTTATTATATATCTATAAAACCAAAGTTACTCTAGATTATCCAAATCAACTGTCCTAGGTCTAAATAGTAATTTTTCAAAATAATCTTTTGATGTTCCTGCCCTATCCCCTAGGAATTTCCTGATGTGCGCTTCGAATATGCCTTTACTACCATAATAATATGAACCATTTGAATAAGTATTTCGAGTGGAAAGTTCATATAAATCCTTTATGGTTTTTTCAATAAAGAAGTCTTGTATATTATTATATAATTCGTTTATTTCCTTATGTGTCTTAACACACATAACTGAATCTACTACTATTAAATATGTTTCCCATTTAGAATCTATATAATTTTGAAAATCCTTTACATTTGAAAATTTTTGTCTAGATATTCTAAATGATGTTAAAGCACCTTCAAAATTTCTATCAAATTTCATATCAAACATATATCGTTTTAAAAAATCTAAATCGTCATAGAATTTAGTAATACGTATTTGATATCGTGGCATTTTATCATTAAATTCCACATCATGTATAATTGCCTTTACTGGAAATACTATATTGTTATACCTATTATTGGAAATAAGAACATGAATATGTTCTCCCTTTGAGAAAAGTTTATGTCTAATCATGTTTTAATAATATTAACTTGGTAAAATAAATCGTTTAGTCGAGTATCCACCTTTACATTATTATGTATAACTGTTAATATGATTATTGTTTCTCTTTCTGACTTTGACTCTATTAAATTTGTAAAATTAATAGCCACATCATATTCAAGATTTTTAAATAAGTAAATTACGCGATTTACATTTTCATTAGAGATATGTACGTGTCGCGTAATTTCATTTACTATAGTTAATCCAACCACTGAGTCGCTAGGTTCTTGTCCATAGGGATCTGCCTTAATAAGTTTACTCTTGATAGATGCATAGTCAATTACCTTAGTTGACACTTTATCTATATCCTTTATAAACTTATTAAATTCACGCCTTGATGGACACCATACGCATTCAATTGTTAAATTATTCATTAATTATTTAGATGACGCACTTAATTCCTTTAATTGAATTTTAAGTTTATCTATTTTTTCTAATTTCTCAGATTGGCTAGGTATATAATCTACTCCCCAATCTTCGATAATTTTTATTTGTTTTTTATTCTTTGAATTGCCAAAGGATAATCCAATGTCAATACATAGTTCTTTGATAAATTTAACTTTGCTTTCCTTGTTATCGAAATCATATATTGTAGTTGATTCGAAACTTTCTCCAGCAGAATTAATATTATCATCTAATACTGTTTTGATAACCCCGTTATCCGCTAATGTTATTTTAATTGTTTGCATCTAATCTAGAATTTAAAGATTCTTTGGCTTCTTTTATAAGTCTTTTGGCTTCCTTTTTATCTTGTTTAAATGTTTCTTTATTTTTAATATTCATTAATAACCATGCCTCTTCTAATAATTTGATTTCATCATCGTTATGTCCCATTTCAAGCCATACTTCTTTTATAGAAGTCAGTTTGGTTTGTAATTGATTTTCAATATTATCTAATGTTCTATTAGTATTTGCCTCGTGGACTGTTTTTCCATTTTCAGCCATTTTATTATACCATGCTTGGCCTTCTTCCGAAAATCTTCCAAACATATTTTTAACTTTTAAATAACCCATTGATCCGAACTGGGACCTTGATTGTTTTCTTGATGGTGATGTTCCTTTACTCATTGTAATAATTATTGATAAATTTTGTTACTTCTTCTTTTAAATATTCTTGTAGTTTATTTATCTCAATTTGCGAGACAGCTACCCTTGCAATCGTTTCAATTAGATTATCTCTATCTTCATCTGCTGATTCGATTAACATATTAAATATTTGTCTATTCGGTATATTTAAGTTGATAACCGTTGAAAGCGGTTCGATATTCTTTTTAGAAAGTTTACCAACTAATTCCTCTAATGGTGAAATTTCTTGTTGAATTTCTATAATAGATTCTTTAGTTTTAGTTTGATTTTTTTTGATACTATTAGGTACCTCGCCTTTAGATAGCATATTTAACGAATCTGCCCCTGGAAATGGTAATTTATCTCCAACTACTTCTTCTAAAAATTCTAGTATTGCATTATTAAATATTTGAGAACCATCTGTGAATTTTGTGAATTTTTCATCTTGTTCTAATACTTCAACAACTTTACCGAAGTTTTCTCCTTTTTTCCATTGATATTTTTTAACCGAGTCTTTCACTGCTTCCATTATTTGTATATTTTCATAATTATATTCCTTTTTATAAAATTGTTTCTTAATCCAACGAATGAAACTCCATGTTACTTGTGGTATCATAATACTTATTTTCGAAATCTTCTATAAAATCCACTGCGTCATCGTCTCCTATTAATACGTCTATTTTTTTTACATATTTCATATAAAATAAAGTACTTCCATTGTATTTAAGAAATTCATTAAGAGTCTTTTTTCCAGGTACTATTAATTTATTAATACTCATTCCATGTATTTACTTGTTCAACAATAATATTTGCAGTATGCAATAATTCGACACCACTCATATCTCTATAATCTTCAGTATAGTATACTTTACTAATTCCTGCCTGTATGATTAGCTTTGCACAATCAAAACATGGACATGTTGTTGTATATAATGTCGCTCCTTCACAATTCATTGTTGATTTTGCAACTTTCATTATTGCGTTTGATTCTGCGTGTAATACTTCTCTCTTTGTGATTTGGGTTTCTTTGGTACAACATCCATTACTACATGAAAATCCATAATCTTCTAATACTACTACCGCATCTGGATTTTCATAGTATTGCGTTTCTATTTTAATCTCCTCGCAATCATTATTAAATCCTTTAGGGGTTCCATTATATCCAAATGATATAACTTGATTTTCCTTTACTATGACACACCCTACTTTACGTCTGGTAGCATAACTTAGTTTTGCAAATTGGTATGCTACTTGCATGTATATAATTTCAATCGGAATTTTAGGCATAAAAAAAGTCTATATATGTTTAATATTATATATAGACTTTTTATTTAGTTTAATTGAGTTGTATTATTCTACATCTTCAGCATCAACTGCCTCTTTAGTTTCTTTACACTCATTTATTTTTTTAGTATAAGCTTCTGACATTTTATTCAAGCATGCTTCAAACGCTTCAGTTTGCATATCACCTTTCATTTCAGTAAGCGAGTTAACTGCCATCTTTGCAACTAACGCAGAATTTTCAGCCATATATGTTTCTATCGTGTGATCGTCGTGTGCATCAGATTCCCATACCTTAGCTTCATCAATAACTTCTTCATAGCATTTTTCTAGCATTGCATATACTGGAAGTTTTTGCTTATTTGCATCCGGTTCTTTAATTCCAATTGGAGTAACATCTTCGGCTTCTTGAACTTCTTCAGCTTCTTCTTCGGTTTCTTCTACATCCTTTTCATCAGGTTCTCCAACCTTATTTAATTTAGTTTCTATCTCCTCTGCTCTGTCCATTTCGTTAACAAAGGTTTCAAATGATTTAATATTTGCCATACTGTTCTTTTTTTTATATGATTACTTGAATTTTATATATCTTAATTTTTATTCATATATTCAAAACTAGAAGGAAGTATATATTTTTGTAATTTAAGAGCTTTTATTAATAAAGCAACAATCATTCCACCTGGCATTAACGCAATTGTAGTAAGTCCTATTGTTTTTAAAACATTGCTCATTTGAGTTCCTACCCATTCCTTTTCAATATCATTCATCTTTCTTGTATTTATTGCATGATTATATAACATCTTAAAGGCTGTTTTGGTTTCTTTACTTTCCTGTTTTAATGCATTAATAAATTTCTTAAAGTTTGCTAATATGTCATCTAAATGTAATTGGTTAATGTTTATTTTCATTTCTTAGGAAAACGTACCATTGTATTTCTAGTTTCGCTTTTGTCAGTATTTTTTATAAATCCATGTTGCTTATAAAATTGTTCTAGACGTGACGTTGAAGTTGCACCAAAATCTTTAGATGGAGTTAAATATATTTTAAGACCATTTTGATCTGCGTATTCATTAATTTTATCCATTACTTCGGAACCAATACCTTCTCCTCTTTTTTCTTTAGGAATAACTATTCGAGTAAGTTCTAAAAATTTACCATTGTTGTATAAATCTAATATTACATTAAATTTAGGTTCAAGTTCCTTTAAAACATATGATTCACTGAGTATTGGAGAATTATCATATCCACATTTATGGCAAATATACATATCGTTTCCACCGTCTTCTAGTTTCCATGTCCATTCACAATTATTACATTTAATTTGGTTGGCTGAAAATTCCTCAAACAGTTTAATGTACTTCATTATTTATCCTTCTTTTTACCTTGCGCGCTATCCCATGCATCTTCATCCGGATAATCTTCATCACCTGGTTTTGCGGGTTTTTCACCACGTTTTCTTTTTGCCCATACGTTATCCCATAGTCCTTTCTTTTCTTCTAAGAACTCTTCAAATAATTTAACATGTTTCATCGTAGATATTAATTTATTTTCATTTTTTATTTGTTTCATTTTAGACATAGCCCAATCAACACCTTCATCACCTCCCCAAATAAGCCATGCAACATATCCATTATCTTTCCATGGTGTATCTTTAAATTCAGGAGCTATTTTAGAATTTTTTCTATGTCTATTAAACGCAGACATTCTACCAACTGTTTCTGCAGAAAGATTCTCACCACTTGATAATTGATGTGCTCTAGTCCAACCAACTGCAGTTCCAGCAGTTACTTCATCTCTACCGTACCTTTCTTTCCATTCGATTGCCTTCTTTGCATTTGCCTTGGCCGCTGCTGGATAATCGTTATATGTTTCGTTTGATTCAAATATATTCATTAACTATATATCATAGAAAATTCTTTGTGATATTTAATAAGAGCAAGTTCTTTTGCCTTGGCCTCTATTTCGATATCTAGGTCCATTCCATATGTTTCGATAAATTCATATAGATAATCAGCATGTGCTCTTAGGATTACCGTATTATCTTCGTGTAGTTTCTTGGAGGATGAATAGTGACATAATTGTCTAATATTATTAGGCCATGTTGTTGCACATAATTCTAATGCATCCTTTTCTGTCATAGAATCTTCATAACAAAAATGATGAAAGAAATCAAATGTAATTGGAGTGCCACATAATTTGTAAATCTCATAAAGATCTAATACGCCATATTGGCTTGGTTTATCGTCATTTTCTAAAACAAGACGAGAACTTGCGCATTCGGGTAATAGTTTAAAATTTTCTGCAAATCTTTTAATTGCAGAATCTTTATCGCCATAAGTTCCACCAACGTGAATATTCATCGCAGCATATTGTGTTCTAGGTAATCCCATTAAATCTAATACCTTTCCATGTTGTGTTAATTCCCATACAGCGTCATTAACTACCTTTGGATTTGGACTTGCAAGAATATTAAAAGGACCTGGATGGAATGTAAGTCTTTGACCTACTTTAGTTGCATAATCGCCTGCGGTTTTCAATAAAGATTTGATAGCAATATAGTTAGGTAATTCTTCGATATCATATTCTGAATTCCACGGAAACATACTAGATGACATACGATACATAGTAATTCCATTTGCATTATTCCATTTAAGAATTTCAATCATATCCTTGAGATTAGCTTCTGCTAACTCACCTGCGTATTTAATACCCTTTGCTTGGAATGTTTTTTTAATCATTCCTCTACCGATTTTGATTCCCTTTTGTTTATCTAATGTTAGATTGATACAACAGTATCCATAATTTGCTCCCATATTATTTTATATCTAAATATTTATTAATGTTTAATATTAGTTTAGCAGCGATACCCGCTTCCTCTAGTGTTAATACCATCATATCTTGGAATAAAAGGCCATTACCTACATTAACAAATACAATATTACCTATTTGTTCAACTGAGTCAACCGCATACACTGTAGAATCATCAATTAATACAATATGTGTTGTATTAATAATTCTTTCCTTTCTTTCCTGAAACGATATCATGATATTACTCCCATTCTTTTTCAAAAGCATACCAATGGTCTGCACCTGCACAATCACGCATTCCATCTATTATTAATTCATCCATTTCAGATCCTTTTAATGAATTAACAAAGGATTCTATTATTTTTATAACTAATAAATTATCGTCATCTGTTATATCGAATGATCTTTTATTGATATGAGTTACAAATACGCTATCAGTAATTGCTGACATTATCCTAATAGTCACATCATTATCTGAATTAAATCTAGATCCTGCATAATAATCATGACCTTTTGGAAATTTTTCAAATATTTCTTCTTTTGAAATTCTCATTCTAAACAAAGAAATTGCAGTTTGTATTTGTTGACGAGATGGATGGTTATGATTAAAAGGACCAATTCCATTACATTTAATATCTGATACTTTCATAATTATGCTTGTTTTAATTTAGGGTATGTTTTACATGTGTTATAAACTGTCATTACTCTTTCTTCTAAGTTACTAGGTAATTCTAATGCGTACATTTGAACATTTTCATAAAGATATCCATCAAACATTCCGTACAACATATTTTCTAAATGGAACATATTGTCATTATCATCCAATGTTTCATCATATCTAATATCTTTAATAAGATTCATAATTTCATGTCTAACATCTTCATTCATGTTTTCGTGTCTGTCAAATTTTGTGTAACTCATGGTGTTTGTTTTAAATTGTTTGTTTTTAATTATAAGTAAATCTAATCATTTTCCATGATATATGAAAACTTTTATGCAACTATTTTCAAAAAAGTTATTAACAATTTAATAAAGGAATTTCTGAACTGCATTGTATACAGATTCTCCATCATTGTTTAATACTTCTAACTCTTCATCATTCATTTCACGATCGCCATATGTTGCAGATGTAATAAATGCATCACAAAAATCAGGATAATCTCCCATATCAATTCCATCTACCTCGATGTCACTAATTTTACTATAATCTAATTTTAATTCGCTCATATTTCTATATTTTAATATTGTTATTTAATTACTATACAAATATAAACAAAAAAAGCCAAACAAAAAATGTTTGGCTACTTATTTTTAAAAAAGTTTTAATAATTTATTTCCAAAACAACTGGACGCATATTAATAATACTGAAAGTGATAATGATATTATTGTTTTTTGATTTAATGGTTCATCCATTATAAAATATGTTAGTATTCCGAATGATACCATGCCCATCGCGAATCCAATAAATCTCCCTGGCCATAGTTGACCATCATAATATTCGGCAACATACTTGGTTGCAATTATAAACATATAAGATATTGTAGATCCTCCTATTAATGCAATTAGAACTGGATTTCTTTTAAACCATGGCCAAACGAATTGTCCATTTGTTTGAAACCATATCATCGATTGACCTACTATGAATAGGATTATTCCATATATTAAATTTCTCAAAACAAAGATCCTGTTGCGGTTAATAAATGTGATATAAAGCTGGGACGATGCACTTCATTTGGTCCAATTTCTTTAATCGCTTTAATATGTTGTGCAGTTCCATATCCTTTATTAGAATTCCAACCATATCCTGGTGTTTGAATATCTAATTCCTTCATCATTGCATCTCTTTCTGTTTTTGCTAAAATGCTAGCTGCGGCAATAGATGTGTATTTATTATCTCCACCTATTATTGTTTCAAATGGAATTCCTTCAAATCCATGAAACTGATCTCCATCTATAAGAATAAAATCGAAATCTTGTGTTTTTTTAACATTAACTAGACATTCATTCATTCCTTGCAATGTTGCTCTTAATATGTTAGTTGATTCTATTTGATTTGGATAAATATGAACAATGCTATATGCAATTACATTTTCCAAAACGATTTTTCTAGCATCCTTTCGTTGTTGTTCATTAAGTAACTTTGAATCTTTAACTAATTCATGTTGAAATCCAAATGGCATAATGCATGCAGCGACTGTAACTGGACCTGCGAGTGCTCCTCTTCCTGCCTCATCGACACCAATTTCTATGGTATCTTCATTTCCAGTATAACTTGATTTAAGTAATATTTGTCTTGTTTCCATCTATTATATTTTTATAAGTATTATATAATAGATGGACCTTAAGTTTCATTATTTATTAGGATTATCGATCATCCATTTATCATATCGTCCTACTACTTCTTGTAGAATTTTAGCTCTAACAATATCTGAATTTGAAAATTTATGATGTCCAACACCATTAATACCTTGCATTAATTCAATAAATCCAGTTAAACCTGCGTTTGCCTTTGGAATATCATATTGACTAATATCTCCAGTAACAAGTACCTTTGAACTTTTACCCATTCTTGTAGTAAATAACATAAGTTGCTTAAACGTTGCATTCTGTGCCTCGTCAAGAATCATAAATGCGTCATCAAATGTATCACCTCTCATAAACGCAAGAGGTTTGAATTCTATTAATCCATGGTGGATTAAACTTTCAGTTAATTCATTTCCAACTATTTTTTTAAAGTTAGAAATATATGATTGCATATATGGATCTATTTTATCTGCAATATCGCCTGGAAGGAATCCAAGTTTTTCTCCAGATTCTTGGATAGGTTTACATAAAATTATCTTTTTAACCTTTTTTTCAGCTAATAACCTTAGTGATGTATAACATGCTGTAAACGTTTTTGAAGTTCCAGCGGGTCCAGAACAAAATGTTATATCGTTTTTTAATATTTGATTGACGTATTCGTGTTGATTATTTTTTAAATTAACGTGTTTAATATCCTCTTCTTTGACTGACATTTTTTTAATGCTCTGTGTCTGATCTGAATTCGTCTTTTTTTGTTGCATAAATTTAAGTATATTTAATCACCTGCCATAGTGACAAGTTCCTTTAACTTTTTTAAGGTATCACATTTTTCGTATTCTTCCAACCCTACAAAATACTCTATAAGAAGATCTATAAACATACTTCTCTGTCCAATTCCATGTGGAATATCTATTGTATTTTTGCTATCTTGATATACAATAAATCTGTTAACAGTTTTTGTAAAATTTCTAGTTATTATGTAGTAGCTGGATCTCATTAAAGAGTCTCTTTCATCTCTTGTAACTTCTTCCATCTTTCTTGCTTGTTTTTAGTAGATAATGTATTACGTACTTTATCTTTATTATATATTTAGATGGATATATGAATTAATTCCCAGGGATAAAAATGTTATTATATTATATTCTGCTGCTTGTATTTTGCATTTGTCATTATTTCTCTTTTTTTAATAGATGGTTTTATAAATTCCTTTCTTTCCCTAAGTTCCTGAGTTTGTTTAGTTGAAAAAACTTTACGCTTAAGATTTTTAAGTGCTTTTTCTATATTTCCATTTTCTACTTTCGATATTAACATGATAGTTTATCTATTATTTTTTTAAGTTCAATACACTTTTCATATTCTTCTCTTTCTTTGAAAAAATCTAAAATCTTTTGAACTCCTTCTATTTTATCCTCGACAGGTGCGTTATGCTTTAACGCTCCCATTCTTTCATTTACTATAGAATTATATATTAAATCCATCATTTCATCCTTCGATGATTCTTGTAATTTTTTAATGAATTTTGTTTCGTCATATTCGTGATCTTCTAATTCATCCATTATGAATTTTTTATCTTTTTTAGTAATTCTATTTGGTTTTCTGTTAAATTAACTGGTAAACTTCTAAGTTTTACCATTAGATTACCAAATCCTTCTTGGTTATATATTGGCATTCCCTTGCCAACTACTCTGAGGATTTTAGAATCATGAGAACCTTCTGGTACCTTGATTTTAACAGTATGTACTTTAGTTTTAATTTCAAATTCTCCACCTAATAACATATCAATCCATTCTAAATAAAGGTCAACATAAATATCATGTCCATTTACTATTAGATCTATGTCGTGTATAATATTTACTGTTAATATTATATCTCCCTTCGGTGCACTTGAGTTAATTGGGTGACTTTGCCCTTTTTCACGGACTTTAAGTTTTGTGCCATTCTGAATTCCTTTAGGTATATTAATATTAAATCCACCAGTACCGACATCGATGTATCTTCTTGTTCCTTCATAACTTTCCTCTATTGTTATATTTATTGAAACTCTAACGTCATTGCCCTTTGCATTATTACCAAATGATTGGTCAAATACATTAGAAAAATCATATCTATTAAAAATATCTTGCCATGCATCATTTAAATTTGAATGATGTGATGGTCCATCGTGATTTTTCCTGCTAATAGGATTACTTAAAATTTCATAAGCCTCTGATATTTTTTTAAATTGGCTATCATCTCCTCCTGTTTTATCAGGATGATATTGTTTTACTAATTTTCTATACGATTTTTTAATATCTTCTTGACTTGCATCTCGTGAAACATTAAGCGTTTCATAGTAATTCATATTTATTTCGTAGATGGTTTTTTAGACTCCTGTAACTTTTTCTTATTTTCAGCTACGTCTCTTGCCTGTTTATTTTCCATACACACTGCGATTCTATCAAGAGTTTCAGCTATTTTTTTTAATATTTCCTCGTTCATATTATTTGATTAATTTATTAATATATTATATATTTTAGATTTGTTCAATAACATCTCTAATCTTTGCACATTTTTCATATTCCTCTAATTCAATGAATAAATCTAACATAACATTAAGGGTTACTAATAATGCATCTATATTTAGACCGTTTTTTCGCATGGATGCAACATCGATGCCATTGTCTACAATCATTACATAGTTCTCATTTGCGAGTTTTAACTTTAAATCATATATCGCTTCTTCCATTTGTGCTTCTTTTTTCATAGTTTCAATTTCATTATTTTCTTCAAATAATTCATTAGAATCAAAGTCTTCCATATTTTTATCTATTTTAATTATAATGTAAATATAACTAAAAAAAGCCAAACAAAAAAATGTTTGGCTAATTATTTTTATAAAAGTTATTAACAATTTACTATAATAGATTTATTTATTAGTGTATCTATTTCTTTTTCAATATTATTTCCTTCAATTGCAATATCATAATGATTTGCTAATCCAGCTTCTTTATTTTGTTTACTATTTCTAAAAGAATATTGAATATATTTAGATCTAACATATTCTGAACCCATAAATTTATAATGCAATAGTTTTATAGGAAAATCGTTATACGTATCTAATATTTCAAATTGCATTTTCCATCTTCCCCATGGATGGCCATTCCATTCTCCAATTGGTCTAATTTGTATTGGAACTGGATGTAGTATTTCTCCATCTATCTTTAAATCTAATTCTACCTCGTGGCAACCTTCTATCCATTTTAATGATTTTACCTTATTTGGATTAATAAGAATAGGTTTAGAATACCATGGATCTGGTACTCCATGTTTTACTTCATCATATATTTGTCCTTCCCCTGTTGGAAATGAATATGAAACCATTTGAAAACCAGCGGGAAATATTACAGGATGATTATTTTCTTTTAAAAATTGAATAATATTAGGATGGTATATAAATTCATCACAGTCGCCTATTATAACATAATCAGCGTTTCCCTTAGACTCTTCAATACATTTGTGTTTTAAATCTAAATGCACATAATCATTAAAGGTATTGTTAGTATTATATTCTCTAACTTCTACCATAGGCCATTGCTTGCAAATATCTCGAGTGTTGTCTGTTGAATTATTATCTAAGACTATTATTCTTTCACAAAACTGAGAATAGTGTCTTAGATAGTATGGGAGTATCTTCTCCTCATTCCAGACAGTAACATATGCCCATATTCTCATAATATTAGAGTATTGGTAAATATGAAAGCTTTAACATAACGTTCATGGTTGATTTTACATCTGCCTCGCAGTAATTCTTAATCTTTTCGAGATTTCCACTCCAATATTCTTCAGTCGTTTCACTACCTTTCATAATAGATTTAGGAGAAGGAATGCTTAATGAATCGCATATCAGATCCAGGGATGCACTATTCCATCCTGCGAATTTCCAAACCTCATAAGTATCTAAAAGACAATTTTCCCATGGTTTTTTATTTTGTAAATGTAGTTGCTGTGGAATTTTTACACCATTAATAATTGAACGCTTAATTAGAAATGGAAAATCAAAGTTCTTTATATTATGTCCAGTAAATTGGATATTTGAATTTTTATTAAATATTGCCTGAGCAGTTCCCATGAATTCTTGTAGGAACGTTGCTTCATCGTCACCATAAAATGATTTGATTTTTTCAACAATTGGAATTCCATCTTCATTAAATTGAATTTGTCCAATCGATATTACAATGATTTTTGCAAACTCAGGGTGTAATGCCGCATTTTTCATATAAAGATCTGCGTTACTTAAATCCTTAAGGTCATCTTCAGTTCTTCTATAATTATCTGCTTTCTTTTCCCAATGCATTATTGCCCCAGGTCTTGCCTCTTGAAATTCACTATAGTATTTATATTCTGAGGTAGTTTCGATATCTATAAATAACATAGATTTTAAATTTGATATACTATACATCTTCTAATTTTTTAGAAATATTATAAATAGATACGGGATATTTACATGTTTTTATACCTTCTTTGTCGCATGTGAACCAATACCATGCATGTCCATGCATTTTTGTTAAACTATCACACATTGATAAAATCGGCCCATACATAAGAGTACCTGCAAATCTAAAATAGTATCTTTCTCCTATTACTGGTTTAACAACATAAATTTCTTGTGGTTTTTTATTCTTTGCCATATAATATTATATATGGATATTTTAAAAAGTTTATTTAAGCGATATCAAATCGGTATAAATGCGTACTTGTCTAAGTCTTAAATATCTTTCAAAAGTTATAGATAATTCGATCCATCCCCCTGTAATCGATTCTGGAAGATATGTTTCGCATATGAAATAAGTAGGAGCGTCTTCGATACGTCCAAGCAGGAAGTCGACCATACGATCAACTTCCATGTTATGGACCCATATTTTAACAAATGTATTATTCATTTTCATTATAGATAATGTTTGCAGCCATTTCATCTTTACCATATCTTGGCGCAGAATTAAGAGGAGCATTTGGATTTTCTTCGTATGCCCAATCAGTAAGACCAAGTTCCTCAAATCTATTCTTAATTTGTTCATTGTAATAATAACCAATAGTTCTTACTCTTCGTTGAATATCTGCCCTGGCCATATCATGGGTGTTTTGCCCACTTGCGTTATTATACAAGAACTGGACATATCCTAATTTTGGAATTTTACAGGTTATCGTCTTTAGAAAAGTTCTTACCACTAATTCATAATCGTCAGCAATTGCAAGATTTCGGTTATGTCCTCCTATTTCAAAATAAGTGGAACGTCTCCATGCTCTTACATGGTTTGGAACACCAACTATATGCCTAATCGTTTTAGGATTAATATTATGTTGGTTTGCAACTTTCACAATTTTACCATTATACTCTTCATCTCTATAAGATCCATACGCAAATGCAAATCCATCAGGGTATTGTAAAGAATTCCAATTTTCATCAACCTCCATTGTATCATTAAAAAAGAATCCTGCTTCTGGATGTTTCTTTGCTGCTTTATATAAATCTTCAGTGCACCATGGTACTAATAAATCATCATGGTCTAATTCTGCTAAAATAAATCCTTTAGCCATACAATTTGCTCTCCACTTTACTTCACCAATGTTTCCGCCACTCTTCTCTCTAAAATCATAAACCTTAACCCTTGGATCCCTTTTTGCAATATCTTCTGCTATTTTAAGAGTTCTTCCTCCGTCTGTTGAATCATTAAGTAAAACCCATTCCCAATTTGCATGTGTCTGATGTCTTAGGGATTCATACGTTTCATATAGTTTTTTACCAGTATTATATATTGGTGTGGTATATGAAATCATCTCTGAATCCTCAAGTGAATCTGTGTCTAACATTGATGTCATTGCACATTGATATGCTATTTGACCTATATCACTTATTGAATTATCATTAGTAACATTTATCCATTTTCTACGAAATTGAAGTGGCATGCTAGCTAATGTTGGAAATTTCTGCCATGATTCTCCTTTTGTAATTATACAATCTGGCTTAAATTCAGCAAGAATCGTTGTAATATTTTCGTCAGATGTTAAATATTTAACATTTAAATTATCGGCTTCATACTCTAATATTTTTAAAGATTTTAATTCAGGTTCATCTTCTCCAATGTATAAAATTTTAGGAACATTTGCAGTTGATTTTTTTTGCAAATAATTATAGTATGATAATTCTAACTTAGTGAATGTGAACCAATCTGAATGTTCTTTGTAAACTTTGTTTATTAAAATCCCATCTGCACAATAGTCTGGTAAAAACTTATATCCATATTTGTTGTAGACATCAATCTTAGTAATATATTGTGCTAAATCAATTCCTCCAACATACATATTAGATGGCCCTGCAATTCTTTTTTGTAAATTGGTAAAATCCTTTCCTTCAACACTCTGTGATACTACATGTATTTTTTTATTAGGATTTTTTTCTAATATTGTTGAAACATAATCATAAAAATTTTCATGAATAATGTTATCATCATCTGCAAAATAAATCCAACCATCTTTTAATGTTGAAATTATATCAGAACATTGAGGGTATAACATTCCTATAGCATCTCCTTTTTTAAAATAATAATTAGTTGAATTGTCCTTTAAATCGCTTAACAATTCTGCATCAATATCTTTAAGTGTTGCAGTGTCAAATACAACATGCCATTCAATTTCCATAGCAGTTGGTATGTTTTTAAAAACTGATTCTTTAACGGTTCTTAAGTTTTGAAGTCTTGTACTTCGTGTAATTACGTGAATTTTCATTATTATTATATTAATATATTATACATCAAAGAAAAACATGTGGAAAAATCTAGCGTTATCTATTCCATCTCCAAAATATTGTGTTGCAGCATGTATATTTTTAGCATCAAATAATACTAATCTATTATATACATTTCCAACTTCATCTATTTTTTCAAAATTAGTGCCATCGTAAAAATTCATCTCTGCACTTTTACCTTGAAATGCCCTAACATAGTTAATTGTTTGTCTTTTTTCATCATCAAAATTATAGTCACCTGTGACTTTACTTCTATAGAACGCAGTTCCGGTGGATGGTGGAGCGTCAGGTGTTAGGAATACGATTCCAGCATATGTCTGATTATCGACATGATATACAATAGGTTGATCCGCTGTACAGAATTGAAATATTCCGTTTGCGTATGCATCATAGTTCCAGTTGTATACTGGTTTTCCAATAATTTCTTCAAGTTTTTCTTTCATTCCAAATATTGAAAATCTTTCAGTAGCTCTTTCTCCCTTGTGATAATCCGAAGGTGAGAAATTAATTTCATTCATTGCCCATTCTCTAATAAAATCTGGATTAGCATAAAAATTATCGACTACGATTACTCCTTTATCGGCATTCGCGAATCCTGAATAATACGCAATCCATTTTGAGAATGATTCCATTTCTATTAAAGAGTCAGCTCCTTTAAATTTTATTTGAATAGGTTTTTTAATATCTGTTTTCTTTATGGAAACCTTTAATCCATGGTTAAATCCCATTGGATTGTATACTGAAACTACATCGTTTCTTGGAGAAAAAGTAGGATTCAAAGAAACTCCTTCTATTAAAATATCTTCAATTTCATGTTCGGTTGAACATATCCAACCTGTAAAATCCCATTTAGATTTTACAGATTTTACTTCGTCAATATATGCATAAGTTCCATATATTCGTGTTTGATGTTTAATTATATCTGCCATATTTATTATATTAAAAAAATGATTTTAGTTTATATTGTTCTATTATATCGTAATTTTCTATACGTTTCGATATTAAGGTATGTTTCAGGCAAGTACACTGGATTATCTAATAATTTTCTTATCTCTTCAAATATGGTTGCGTCGGATAAATCAGCATCTACCTTTGTGAGTAATTCCATAAATCTACTATTATGGATATTGAAATCAGTATAATCCTTTGATTTGTCGCACATAACACAAAACATTTGTTCAAAAAATATGAATCCATATTTACATGAATTATTTCCTAAAGTATCGAATGATTTGCAACCTTTATTTTTTTCTAACCATGGTTTCCAATTTTCCTTGATAATAGTATGTTCGTTATGTATAAAATTTCCTAGTTTTAACCATGCCCCATTTAGGTTATGTAATTCAGAAGCTCTAATCTCAGCAAATCCCCATTCATCATTACCCTTTATTTCCAGCGAATTACCATTTTCATCATATTTTTCAGGTAATGGAAAAACACCCTTTTTAAAATAGGTGCTCATTCTTCTAAGAGTTGGTGTATTCACATATTCTCGATGTTTTAAAATAACAAATGTATCTCCATTATAAATTTCCTTTTCTATATTTTCGGGAATAATCCAATCTTTATATCCATATTGTCTATCGTCTAAATCATCTAGGTATTTCCTAAATTGAACCTGATCAATTTCTAGGTTTTCTTCTAATAATTTAACACTGTTTAATAACCATTCAGTAGAGAAGCCTGTAACTTCTCCTGGAACACATATCCAGTCTCCTTCTATAAATAAACTATACTCATATTTCTTTGATAATTCATTTAGTACATTAATTCCTGCACCAGGACCCGTGTTCTTATGGTTAATATGTATCTCAAAATCAATTTCTTCAGAATATTCATTAATTGCTTCTTTAATGACATTATCTATTTCTTGATTTGTAACATTAACTAATATAAACCATTTCAAATATGGACCATTGTATGATTTCATAAATGTTTTAATAGTTAATCTAAGAGATTCTGCCCTGTCCGGGGAATTATGGGTTAGAGTACACACACAAAAATTATTCATATTATGATATTAATATATTATATGATTATATATCACTAAAAAAGGGATCCTAATTAGGATCCCTTTAATTACTATATTCAATTTAATAATTAATTTATATAGTTGTGTAATTTATTCAACCACAGTGTCCCATGGATTTCCTACACTAACATACTTCGATGTTAATTGGTCTTCCACTTTATTTGCCAATACAGGGCGCATTGGCAATGTATCTACGCTTGCTTCTAACCATGTTTTAACATCATCTGGTGTTATCTGTGTAAAGGGTTTAAATTGAGAGTCAGCCGATAATTCAAAATTTTGAAAATCTGTATAATCTGCGTACGTATTAGAATCGGTATCTTTTGCTCTATATGTATAGTGCACTCTTGTAATTACCATTTCTTTACCATCCATCGAAGGAGCAGCTTCTAAATTTAAATCTGTGAATTCATATATGATATTCATATCTTTAATTATTTATTTTTTAATATTGAAACCTCTGATTTTAACTCATCGATTTGTTTTTGTTGTTCCTTGACTCCTTCAATTAATAGTGCAATAAGCTTGTCATATTTAACTGCTTTATACCCATTATTTCTGGTTTCAACTAATTGTGGAAGGATTGCTTCAATTTCCTGTGCAATAACTCCTACGTCATTTCCTGTATATGTTTGTTGATTTTCATTCCAGTCGAACGTATAACCACCTATCTTAGATATTTTTTCTAAAGGATTTTCAATTTGTATTATATTATCCTTTAGTCTTCTATCAGATGCGGCAGCGGCTACAACATCTCCCGTACAATATATGGTATCTGTTGATGGATTACAATAAATTCCAGCAGTACCATATACTCCATTTCCTGAACCCCATAACATTTGATATGTTGATGCTGCATCATTATTATAATTAATTACAGCGGTTGGACCAGTTGCTCCAGTTGCTCCCTGTGCTCCAGTTCCTCCAGTTCCTCCAGTTGCTCCAGTTGCTCCCTGTGCTCCAGTTCCTCCAGTTCCTCCAGTTGGACCAGTTGGACCTTGCCGTCCCTGTGCTCCAGTTCCTCCAGTTCCTCCAGTTGGACCAGTTGGACCTTGCGCTCCTTGGAATCCAAGTGATCCTGTTCCTCCAGTTGGACCAGTTGGACCTTGAGATCCTTGTGCTCCTGTTGTTCCAGTTGTTCCAGTTGGACCAGTTGGACCTTGAGATCCTTGTGCTCCTGTTGTTCCAGTTGGACCAGTTGGACCTTGTCGTCCCTGTGCTCCAGTTGCTCCAATTACTCCTTGTGCTCCAGCAATACCTTGGAAACCAGTTGCTCCAATTACTCCCTGTGCTCCAGTTGGACCAGTTGGACCTTGAGATCCTTGTGCTCCAGTTGCTCCAATTACTCCTTGTGCTCCAGCAATACCTTGGAAACCAGTTGCTCCAATTACTCCCTGTGCTCCAGTTGGACCTTGCCGTCCCTGTGCTCCAGTTGCTCCAATTACTCCTTGTGCTCCAGCAATACCTTGGAAACCAGTTGCTCCAATTACTCCCTGTGCTCCAGTTGGACCAGTTGGACCTTGAGATCCTTGTGCTCCTGTTGTTCCAGTAATACCTTGGAAACCAGTTGCTCCAATTACTCCTTGTGCTCCAGTAATACCTTGGAAACCTTGAGATCCTTGTGCTCCTGTCGTTCCAGTAACACCTTGGAAACCTTGCGCTCCGGTTGCTCCGGTAATACTTGTTCCAGTAACACCTT